GGGTATGATGGTGAGACAAATTTTTGTGACTCTTCACGTTCATATGTTTGCGAACTTACGTGAATACGAACTTATAATAAAATGAGTTTTAACAATTCTGAAAAGATGATCCACAAATCGTGCTACAGACAAAAGCTACAAGATGACCACTCCTCGCTACTCCTTTCACATTCCTCTGCTTAGCAAAGAAGGAGGACAGTTGGAGGCTCGTCTGAGATTTCTCAGATCCTTCGGTGGCAGAAACATTGACCTCAACTTTCAACGAGAGGGAGACGCCTACGAGTGGTTCGATCGGGCTTGCGAGTTGCCTGGCACTTCGTTCAACGAGTATGAACGTAAGTTTGTCGTCGACGGAACTCTCACTGTGGAGGAATGGTGGGAGAGAGCTTTGGACTTCGAGGTGTGCGAAGGATGCAACCTGAGTTTGAAGAACTCGAGAAGCACCATTGAGTTCTTCTTTCTCGATCCCGAGTCTAAGCAGACTTTCATCAAGGAACAGCTCACTTTGCAACAACCGGCTGCGAACACAAAGCCGGCAGAGGTTGTGGTACTTTGATCAACCTTCACATATAAATACGCGGTCTCTTTCAGACCCAGTATATCACTAACTTTGACTACAACTTTGTTTCACATAAAACTTCTCTCCGATCATAAAATGGAACATGCTTCGAAGGGCAAGTTTTGGAACGGTTGGGATGGTCTCCAGAAGTACAATTTTGTTCTCTTCGTGGTACATGCGATTTTAGCAATCGTCTTCACCATCTACTTCAACAGGAAAGATCTCACGCAATCGAAAGTCAACCTCAGTTTGTACAATCATGTGTTCAAACTAGATTCAACAGAAAATGTCTTCAATGTGATTTCGCAGGAAGCGTATACCTGGCCAGAACTCGGGATTGGAAACTTGATCGTAACATTTTTCGCCATCACGGCGGGATTCCATCTTCTCTATGCTTTCAACCCCGGTGATATTTACCTTTCTGGAATCAAGCGTGGTCACAATTACATTCGCTGGATTGAATACTCGATCACGGCAACTTTGATGATCGTAATTATTGCTGCTTTGAGCGGAGTGAAGGACATCAAAGCTTACTTTTTGCTTGTGACGAGTGCTTTTGCCATGATATGGACCGGTTATTGGTTTGAGACATCGCCTTTAGGATCGGCTCGTTGGATTCCGATTTTCATCGGTTTTGTTCTCTTGTTTGGTATCGTTCTGACTATATGGACTTCCTTTCATGATAGACTTTCCGATGTTCAGGAAGCAGGATACAATATTCCCTCGTGGTTATGGGTGACTGTCATCATAATGTTCCTCTTTTATTCATCATTCGGATTCGTGCCGATTGCACAACAGCTTTGGAAAGGTGATTTCCGAAAGTATGAATATGTTTACCTCTCTTTGTCTCTGGCAGCGAAAGCAACTTTGGGCATGTTGGTCGCTTATGGTTTCGGTCAGAGAGCGGCGGCAGAGCAACCTTCTTGATCTAGACAATCACTGGGTCCACTTGGGACCATGTGAAATTAAAAGGTGATCGCCCTTATATAAACCATGGTGTACACCGATTCGACCGCACCTCTGCCAAAATGGGCTCCAACCAATATCTCCGGATTTTTGACATCCACAGCGAAAACTGTTTCCGCATTGGGTGGGAGGGACGATGGGAACGTAGGCTGACGAGTGACCGCACAGTAGATAGTACAAAAATCATCCTCTCCGAGTCTGAACGATTCCACCTCTTTCCTAAACTCGTCAGCAGCAAACTTGGTCGCTGAAAGAAAGGCAGTCCTCGGATCGTGGTGCAGGAAGCAACACACTGTAGGACTCATATCATCCCACTCGAGAACAGCGACATAGCCAATCGTGCCAGGTCGAGGATCCAGGCCGATCACCTCGAAAGGAAAGTTGACTCCAGTTTGAGGCCGCCCGGGAGCAACTTGAGTTTGCCATTCGTTGCGAATTCTGATCAAACTGTAGGAGAACAATCTTGGTTTCTTCATGGCCTTCGCGAAGGTGTACCATTCTTCGTCTTCGAGGTCTCCTCGTGACTCGATCCAGTAGGAACTATGGAAGCGGGACAGAGTTTTCTTCCAGAATTCGGGAACCTTGTGGTAAACGTCTTCGAACTCTGGGTGGTTACGACAGAAATCAAGGACTTCACTGAGCGAAGTGAAGTGTTCTGTCGCTTTGAACAAAGCTAGTTCTCCCAAAGTGGTCGCCATCTCGTGTTGAGATTTTACTTCATTTTTATGCAATTTTTAAAACTCAATTCAAGCTTGAATTGATTCAAGCTAGAAATAAAGTGAAGGAACAGTTTTTTGATTCATTGTATCCAAAATGAATCCTCCAATTGGTTTGACCAATGCTCAACACAAGCATGCCTACAAGATTGCCAAGCATCTCTCAGAAAGAAAGGCGGAAGACAAGGCAGAAATTTCTGCCGTCTCGCTCGCATTGGTGAGAGACATCGGGTCTGAGCGATTTGCCAAAATCGTTATGTTCTATGTTGATCAAGTCAATCGTTCTCCCGCTGCGAAAAGCGCAGGACCGGGCTTTCTTCATGGCGGGACGGTTGGCATCGAGGATGGTCATCGTCTCCTCATTCGAGCAACCTATGATCGCCTCAAGAGGGAAGCACAGGAAGCATTCTATGCTTTTCTCCTCGAAAATCTCCCTGCGGATGTCATCGTGTGGGGATGTTTGTATGACACTGGTGATCAGGAGACTGCGCTGAATGATGGACTACTGATACGAACCAAACCCGACAAAGATCGCATCAAGCGTGATATCGCTCGTGTGAAAGATCGCTCTCTTCATTTGGATCGCACGATTGAGGGAAACAGTGAATCGGACGATGAACATCCATCGCTAGGACCTGTTGTCGACCTGGATGCTCTCGAAGAAAGTTCAGAAAGCAATCAAGACGGAGGCGAAGTTGTAGACGACGAGGAAGAAGAATCGTCGGCAAGTGAGGAGCCTGAAACTGACCACCGTCGTTTTCTCAAGAATGTCGTCGATCGTCTATCGAAGCGACAAAAAGTTCAAGCACACAGTTTCGAGCTTGACCTCGTCGAAGATGAAGACTTGATTCTCTTCGAGAATCAAAGCGCAAGCACTCCCAAAGACAAGAAGCGTCAAATTCCTTGTCCTCCTGCTCCAATCAAGAGAATTATCCCGACGAGACGAGTGAAAGCCAAAAAGGCACTCTATGCGGAAGCTGAAAGTTCTTCCGCAGAGTTGTCATCAAATTTGCTTGATGAGGATCTAGACTTCGACGAATGAAATAAAACTAGATCCTTATTGGATCGCGTTGAAAACAATTTTGACGTTCACTCCGATTCGAATTTGAGAGAAACGCTAGTATTCTCCCTTTACGATGGCGTACTTTTCTATCAGTCTAAGATTGTTGGCGGCAACAAATTGCCGCAAAAAGAAGACAACAATTCTGCTCCCATCTCCGATTTTCTCGGAGTTATACCAGTGGATGACATAAAACTAAGTCGTGTTTTTGTTTCTTTTGCTCGAGTGTAGTTTCAGCACGCGGCACAAAAGTGCCTTGTGATTTGTTTTTGTCACTCGAGATAACTGTTCTCCCAAACGACGATGCGAATGATGATTTCCGCGATGTCTCTCGGTAGGTTCTTCCAGGGCCCATTTCGCAGTCTCATCAGTCTGAGACAAGTCTCGACCTCTTGGCATCCCAGTCGAAAGCTCGTGTAGTGTTCCCCGTACCAAGATCTTGGATCATACTTGGGAGGATTCTTGGAGATCAGGGGAACCTCGATCCATTTCACTCCGGCCAGAAGCGATTTGGATCGAGCAAGTCCTTCCACGACGTAATCGTGGTTTATGTCCCTTGTTTGCTTCCTACGGAGTACCCCCATGACATCGCCGAATAAGGGATAGGCGAAGGAGTCGAGAATGGCCTCTTTGCATTCACCATCTTCCTCGACGATTTTGCTACATTCGTCGAGTTCAAAGTAATAGCGTCTCCGCGAACTCGGTCTGCGCAGAATGAGGACCGAAAGAACCTCACCGAAGTTGAAATATTTCATCATCTTTGTGTTGAACTTCGCCAAGCGGGATGCATAATCTTCTCCCTCGAGCATAGACCCACGCAAGCAAGAATGACGTTCGCTGACCGGGAAATTTTCGGACCCCGTGCGCGTGTTGTAGTCTGTGGAAAAGTTATAGAGATTGATGGAAACTGTCGGCAGGTCCAGGGAGAACAGTCTAAAAGTCAAGACTTGGCCTCCAGGACTCGCATCATGCGGCTTCATTATTCTTTGAAGATGGTCGGAGCACGATCCGTGGAATTTACTGGGGACCTGCGTCCCCCTGATTATGGCAGCAAATCCATTCAAGCGCAATCGATAGCCGAACTCGGAACTTTTCGCTTGGAGAAGGTTCTGAAATTCCTCCAGGTTGCCGCCGGAGTGAGGAACGAATCTGGACGAGTAGGCAATGATGCTTGCCATATCTGAGGCGCTACATCCGGGAGGAATATCGTCACATTGTACCTTGAACTTAGATTTCTCCGAAAGCGCTACCAGTCGATTCAAAGCTAAGGCGACTGGAATCCTGACGGCCTGCTTCCTCTGCTCCATTTCGGGATCCAATCCGGGGAAAATCGTGCGATAGCATTTCGACCACTTCGACAGTCGCGCCTCGAATCCATCTTTGATGCGACTGGTGTCCACAACGATGATCTGGTTGAAACTCGTCCAAGCGCCCAGTTCGGTTACCAGAACGCGATGACCGTCCGTGACAACCATGAAAGGCGTGATGTCGAATTCTTCCATCACTATTTCTGGGGTCGGAAAGACTTTCAGATAGAAGCGATACTTGATGTCAATATGGTCGTTCGCGAGACGAACTAGAACGGACGTGGTGCTTCTCAGCACGTAGACGTCATTTGTCTCTTCTCCCGAGGAAAGCCATCGTTCGGAAAGAAACGCGATTGCTTCCGCCAAAAGCTCATCTCTTTCTCCTGCCTCCGGTCCAACAAAGAAGAGCTCGACTTCGTTAGCGTCCTGAAGATACATGGACTTGCAGATTGCTTCCCCAGCGGCCACGATCTTGCCTCCATGAGCTTTCAGCAAGTCGATCAAATGAGGAAAGTTCGCGTCGAGCCTCTCGAAGAAATCGCGCAGAAAGTACTCGAGATTCTCGGGCAAGTCAGTCAGTAAGCACGAGGGAGGAGCCGCAAAATACTTCTTGATGAAAGGAGCAAATTGCCGCTTATTCGACAGCATGTCGACGATTTCGGCATCGGTAAGGGACCTCAACTTTCCCGTCTTGAGAGACATAGCGTGACGCGTCAGCCTTCCCCTCATCTTGCTTATACCAAGTCAAAAATCATGTTTTCATAATTTTTGAAACTCATTTTATGAGAAGATTGTTCCATCGTTTTTAATACGATTTTTGAGACTAATTAGAACAACAATTGTTTCAATCTCTGATCAAAATGATGAAAATAACGCAGAAGACAATCTTCTCATAAAATGAGTTTTAATAATTTGGAAATCATAGAGTTTGATCTTGTTTTGAATAAGACCGACGATATGTTTGACCCCCAAGCTGCTCGCGTTCTCGACGTCGAAAAACACTTCGAACGTTTGTTCGAAGAGCACGAAGTTCCTCTCCTCATGAGGACTTACGGTCGTGCTCTGAAGATTGCCCAAGTGAAACACGACGAGACCGCTCTGAAAACTCTTTTCGATGGACGAGACAACCTCCGCATCGAACTCGATGGGTTTCCTGAATCGAGTTCGTGCGATTCTCAGGCAAATTTCTTCAGTCTGTTCGGAGATGAGATTCCGACCAAAGTGTGGATCTTCCTCTGGACGTCTGCCATCATGAAGGAGACTCCTTTGGCAGACGTTTTGAGGACCATGAAGATCGAAGAAGAGACCAACGAGGTGCAGGAACTCGTGTACGCACACGGTTTCTACGATGTGTTTCACATTTATACAGCCGCAGTGCATCGCTATCCGACTCGATGGAAGCTTCGCATGGCGAAGCTTCTCAGTTTCGACGTATGGAAGAGATCTTTGTCTCGTCACAAGCCGGGATGGGAGAAACGCATGGAGAGTTTCCAAAAGACCAATCGAAAGTTGCTGGAAGAGTACAATCCTTCCAGAGACAAGGATGAAAGATTCTACCTCGAATGGTTTTGCTCGAGAATTCCCGAATGCATCTGGATCGACATCTGGATGGATGAGCTGAAATCCAACTTCGAGACACCGGCCAGTTTCACAGTGGGCAGACTCAATAGAACTCCTCCGGTTCCCTCCAAGAGGAGTTTGATCGCAGACTTCACGTCACTCTCTTGCAGCCACAATTTCGCCGAGATGATCGAAACTTATCACCAAGTTTGTTTCTTCTGGGTCAGAGACGATTCTTCCATTGTGCCTACTTTGCTCGAATCGTGGAAAACTATCAGTAGAGACGTGGCTACGACTTGGGCCGAGATAGAAGCGGCTTGGTTAGCCTCTGATGACGACGATTTGTCCCCGTATGGCCAAGCAGATTTCCTTCGCGTGCATCAGCAGCTCATTCCTCCCGACGCCATGTTCTCTGCCTGGGCAGAAGAAGCACGCGAGAAAGCAGTTCGCGGCCAAGTCAGTCCCGCGGAAGTTTTGCTTTGGAAACTCCAATACGAAGCAACTCGAGTAGGCGGGCTTTCTCGCAAGGAAAGAGCCCTCGAAAAACTGGTCGAAATCCAGGTCACAGAAGGAGAGAAAGGCTTCGTGCAAAACTTCTGCGATGCTCTCGATGTTCAACCACATCCCATTTTGATGGGCAACTTCGACAATCTACTGGACGACCGAAATTGGTACCGATCCCATCCCATTAGAGAAGAAATTTGGCCACAGGAGAGTGCCGAACTGACTTTTCTGTGGAGAAACACTTTGGCCAAAACGCAAGCTGCCTTTCTGCGCGAACATGGCCACCGCATCCCGGGACACGTTTTGCCGGAAACTCTGGTTCACGAAGTTGAAGGAGAGGGAGGCGACGGACCGATTAGCAAGGTGCTCGAAACTATGGGCATCGAATACTAAAATAACTTCAGGCACTCTATGTGCCGCGAGTTTTCGCAATTGAAATGTGTTATTTGTGGGCTTGTGAGCTGAAAAATTCATTTCAGATGGATCTAACTCAGAGTTGCGCTGGAATTTGCGATTGTGAAGACAATTTTCGTCAAGAAGAAGATGAAATTGTCCTCAAAAGAGTCGAACTTAGCAAGACGAGACAGGCTCGCATTCTTGAGTTCACGAAGGCCACTGCCGAAGTTTCCGATGTTCCTCGTATCATGACGCGCAAGGAAGTTCAGTTTCTTGTCAAGATGAATTGCGAAGAGTTGATGGAGTTGCTCGCAACTGTCTTCCACAAAGAAGATGACATCCGCGCCCAGCTGGCTTCGTGTGCTGCTTTGGCACGACCTCCTCAAATTCGCGAGTTCAAGAGCGAGACAGATGTGATCGCCAATCAGGTCGATGCTTTGGTCGACATTGATTACTTCAATGGAAATGCTGCTAGCAAAGTTGGTTGGGACATGGATGAAGTCTTCGATGTCGTTCATGAAGCGAACATGAAGAAGAAACATGATGATGCTTCTTTTCGCAAAGTTGATGGCAAAGTCATCAAGCCTCCCGGTTGGACTCCTCCCGACGTGGAAAAGGTAGTCCGAGGTTGGTTCGACCAGTGATAAAATCTAGATGTTTGGACATCATGATTTAGTAATTTTATTCTTCAAGTGAGTAAAATCATAGCCAAGTTTTGCATTTATGTTCGATATTCAGGCAGAATCTGTTATGAAGTCACTGATAACGAACTGCTGGTCCTCAATGTTTTGAAGTTTGTTCTATTGTTTCTCATCTTTTTGGTTCTTTATTTGGCAATCCTGAATCGAAATAGTCGACTTCTTGCGCCAGCCTGGTTTCTCGGCGCTATTGTTTTCGCTTGGTACACGATTTATTGTACTCTCGTGACATCAAGAAGCAAAATCTTGTCCTCAGAATATCGAAACTGTGCTGGACTCTAAAGAAATCTTGACGTTTCTCGTCGTGATTGGTAATGTTTCTTTACGCAACAAGAATCAAAACGTATACTTTTGTCACTTCCTTCGCACTCGAACCGGACAAAAACCTGCCGAGTCTCGAGGCGGAAGGCTGTCGGGCCGGATGATCAAAAATCTCGTCAAGACGTTCGATCAAAAAGGTTGTCGACATGATGGACAAAAATCTCGTCAAGACGTTCGATCAAAAAGGTTGTCGAGTCTTCCGATCAAAAATCTCGTCGAGTCTTCCGATCAAAAATCTCGTCAAGACGTTCGATCAAAAAGGTTGTCGAGTCTTCCGATCAAAAATCTCGTCAAGACGTTCGATCAAAAATCTCGTCAAGACGTTCGATCAAAAAGGTTGTCGACATGATGGACAAAAATCTCGTCAAGACGTTCGATCAAAAAGGTTGTCGACATGATGGACAAAAAGGTTGTCGAGTCTTCCGATCAAAAATCTCGTCAAGACGTTCGATCAAAAATCTCGTCAAGACGTCCGATCAAAAATCTCGTCAAGACGTTCGATCAAAAATCTCGTCAAGACGTTCGATCAAAAAGGTTGTCGAGTCTTCCGATCAAAAAGGTTGTCGAGTCTTCCGATCAAAAATCTCGTCAAGACGTTCGATCAAAAAGGTTGTCGAGTCTTCCGATCAAAAAGGTTGTCGACATGATGGACAAAAATCTCGTCAACATGGAGATTGACTCGGAGGCTCAAACTTTGTATAAAAAGTGAGTTTACAAATTTTCAATAAAATGGTTTCAAACCCTAATTCCAGAATGTCTTTCGGCAGGCTTCAACGACAGTTTTCCGTGCGCCAGAACAATCCTGGAAAATCTTGTATTCACAAAGGCGGCGAAACGTACGTTTCAAATGGTCTCAAGTTGAAGTGTTGTGCTGGAGCTGGTGGAGACTGCAAGTTGCGCGAAATCGATTACCTCACCATGCATCTCGTCCAGAAGTGTGATCAGGTCGATGAGTTGCAGGCAAAAGTGTCTCAACTCGAGAAGCTCGTAGGAAACAAAACTGTCAACGTTGTGGTTGCTCAAGGCGTGGAGATTGTCGAGCTTTCGTGGAAATCCAATGGTGTCATCAATCTCTACCAAGCCGCTTTTCAACAACTTCAGCAAGCCAAGTCAACTGACGAACGCAATCGTCTTCTCCGTTTGGCCACTTCTCCTGACCTCGCTGACCGCCTCAGTTTTCAACGCGAAGTGATCGTCGGGGTGGAGGAAGTTTTGCCACAACTGCCGGAAGAAATGAGGACGCAACTCGATTCTCATCTGGACACACTTTGCGAACAAACAAACCAAGTTGCCATTCAGAACGGCATCCAGGTCGTCGAATCGTTGTGAAGAAAATCAAAACAAGAGTCGTATGACTCGCGTTTCGAGCTTGTAAGATTCTCTTGCCGTTAAAATAGGAAAACGACCCTGGAATCAATCAGAACATAAAATGACTTATAATATTTTTGAAAAGTTAATTTTAAACGACATTTACGAGATGTCAAAGTACGCTGCTTTTATTGCTTTTCCTCGTCGTGGAGATGATGAGCCAGGATATCGCACCGGAAAACTGCGCGTTGCGAAAATTTCTACCACTCCCGGGACAAGCATCAAGACCTACACACCTGAGATTCTCACATCTCACGAACTGAAGTGCTTCTTGCGACAACTTGGTTATGAAAGTGCAACGAAAGACTTGGACAAGAGTAGCCTGATCGAGATGTTGCAGGAAATATTCGCTGGCGAACTCAACGCTCCGACTCTCAAGGAATTTGCTGAGGAAACCAAAGAACTCGAGGCTGAGGAGCGCATTCAGATGGCCATGGATCAATTCAAGTCGCACCAAACGATTCTGTACGTGGCGCCACACGAGAATATCAAGTCCGTTTTGCTTGAGACCAAACATCAATAGCGCATGTGGTAATCAAATCACGAGGCGTTTCGACGCCCAGTGTTAAGAAACGAGATCTACTTTTTCGTAAAAGGTAGATGCAAAATACGTCACGATGGAAAAGCAACTGGCGGTCAAGCTGCACCGGCAAAATTCTGCTTTTGGCATCGTCGATTGTGATCATGCGAGATGTCAAACTTGCTTTCAGTGTACTACCTGTTTTCTTTGCGGGCAGATGCTAGGTAATATCAGCGTTGATTCTCAGTTCATAATACGAGGAAATCCAGCAAGCAAGAGATTTTGGTACCACAAGTCTTGCCTCAAAGAGATAAAATGTTCCAAAATTGTCGTTTCTTCCGACCGTCCGACTGAATATACACTTTTTTTGACTTACTTCGGTCATCACGAGTCTTGCCATAATTGCAAGAAAATGGTACCCGACTTTGTCGAAAATGGTATTCCTGCGAGAATCATACAAGAACAACGTTGTGAGGAAGTTTACTTTCATCGAGGATGTCAACCGATGTTATCATGCTTGACTTGCGGAGAAAACGAATCGAAAAGCGGAAAGATGCAACTTTGTGGAGACTTCATGTATCACGAAGGAATTTGCACTCCTTCTCCATGTTTGTTTTGCCATGAGAAAGTACTGGGCGATTCTAAGTTGCTTCTATCGAATAAATCAAATCTTTCCTTTCTGGTTCATGCATCTTGTTTGAGCAAACAGATTTGCTCTCGTTGCGGACATCGTGGAGAAACTCTATGTTTGAATAACTTGGAGCGATTTCTTGTCCATTTTCGATTGGACTGTTGTTCTGACATTTGTCCTCTCTGCAAGAAGGGAATCGCTGATTCCAATTGGCACGAAGCAGATGGAAAAAAGTATCACGCTTTTTGTTTGAGCATTTATAAGTGCTACCTTTGCGACGAATTGATTAAAAATCATACTTTCTCCAAAGATGAAGTAGGATTTCGTCATTCGAGCTGCGATCCTAGACCATGTGCGAAATGTGGTGCCTATCTAGGAGACAAACTTGTGAAAACAGTCGATGGACTCAATTATCACTTACACCATGCGCCGACTTGCTTCCTCTGTTTCAGTCATGAGGATCTCCAAAGATTTAACGAAGAAAACTACAAATGTTCTACTTGCAACGAAGAACCTTGTTTTGTCTGTGATTGTCCTCTTGGTCGTCCTAATTTGTATTTCCACGTTCCACAAAAGGTTCACAAGAATTGTATCTTCGGATGTGAAAAATGTTATGCCTTATGTTACAAAACAGAGAGATTGCAAAAAGATCACGTAATTCATCCCAAAAATCTACCATTTGTGGCTCCTTCTGTCAAAGCGAATTTGAGAACTCTCTGGGGATTAGTTCGTCGTCATCGGGTTCCCAAAGACGTAGCTAAGATGATCCTCATTTTTGGTGTCAATTGTTATATTGGGATTGACCACTTTCCATTCAGAAAGGATGGCCAGATCGATCTTCGAGATATTTGTTCGGATGAAAGATGTAGTAGAGACAAATGTAGTTGCTGCAAGAAAGAAATGGCGTGGTCCAAAAAAGATCGCACGAGATGTAATTCTACTCGTTGCGTTTTGATTATGACCGGTTATCGAACGATTCTCACAAAAGTATTTCAACAGGATGATAGCTTTCGTCAACTTAAAGAGAAAGAAGCTGAAATCGAAGTGTCTCGTCTTGTGCTTCAAAAAGGTGGAGAACTTTCCAAGAAACAACTTTTGCTTCTCTCTGTTACAATCAACAGCATCGATTTTCTTCGAGCTTTGAGAGCAACTTGAGTCTATTTGACTCGTGTTGATTAAAATGAATCCCACGACCAGCTGTGACCTTTTTCGCTGTAGCGGACCCAACTCGTGACTGGAAGTCCAATCTTACGAAGAGTTTCCAATGGCGTTCCACCAAGTTGTATAACCTTGCTGAATTCAAATTCGTGCAAAGATTGTTTCAACTGAGATCTGCCGTCAGCGTTATCGTTTTCATACTCTTGTTGGAACAAAGTATCGTAGAGATTCGGATCTTCTGCAAAAAACAGAGCGAGACGAAAATCAGAAGCAGGAGGTCTTGTCACGATCACATACGCTGCCATTTTTTCTGCTTCACGGACAGTTTGGACAACTTTGTGAAAAGGTGCCAGCAAAGTTTCTCGCACGTCTCTGTATTCGGGAGCAAAATCTGTCAGAATTTCACGATCGCTCTCAGTTTTGCAGACATCTGAAACATGAAGTCTAAACATATCTCCTTCCAAAGCGCGGAGAAAGTCGCTTTGATCTTGTTGTCCCATCTCTCGATAAGCAGAAAGAAGCGCTTTTGCGCTCGGATTGGGAGACTTTCTCATGTTTAGTTGTTTGAGTTGTTCGTTTAGGCTGGAAGAATCGACAAAAATCCGTCATGATGATCGAAAATTTTGTCGTCACGTTTGTCGGAAAGATGACAGCCGTCTCGATCAAAAAGTTTGTCGACATGATGATCAAAAATCTTGTCGAGAGGTTTGATCAAAAAGTTTGTTGCCGCGATGATCAAAAAGTTTGTCGACATGATGATCAAAAATCTTGTCGAGAGGTTTGATCAAAAAGTTTGTCGACATGATGATCAAAAATCTTGTCGAGAGGTTTGATCAAAAAGTTTGTCGAGAGGTTTGATCAAAAAGTTTGTTGCCGCGATGATCAAAAATCTTGTCGAGAGGTTTGATCAAAAATCTTGTCGACATGATGATCAAAAATCTTGTTGCCGCGATGATCAAAAAGAATGATTTCTTGATTCGAACGAATCGTGAAAAATGCTGCCTACAACAATTTTGCCAAAACGACCTTCGTCGAGGTTGGCGAAACGAATCCTTTCGGCACCTTCAGCAAGCTGATGTCGATCGTCCAAGAATTTTCTTCAAACATGATCGAGCCGAGAGAGACCTCGATGGTCGAGCCGACCATTTCACGATTCGCTTCAGACAAACTGAGGCACTGCCTGCGAACTAAGATGATTTCTCTCTTGGGTTCTGGATTGACTCCAAGTGCCCCCGCCATGACCTCAACTATCAAGGTAGCAATATCGCTCAAGATTGGGACTTCGAGGAAAACTTGATTTTCTTCTGATCCTACTCGTCCCTTCAACTTGGAACATTTGAGTTGACTGCAAGCCTTCCTCAAAGCTTCCCAAGTCTCATTCCAACTGTGACCACAACTTTGAATATCGAGCAGAACTTCCTCGAGCATGCATTCTTTGGTCAAAATCGCTCCAGAAATCTGTCTCAATTTGCTTTGGAAAATAGCGAGATCGCACTCCATTTCATGAGAAGGCTAATTTCTTTTACACTTGATGTGGCTTGTGGAAAACTTGGAGCGACCAGTTTTGTCGACCATCTCAAAAAGCAGGTTGGAAAGAATTGCCTCCCCATTGAAATGAATAAAATTCATCTTGTTGTAATCATTACTGTCATCGTTTTGGTTGTGCTGATTGCGATCTACTGCGAAAGAAAGAGGAGGCTACAAACGATTTACCAGTTCGGGGAACCAAAAGATTGTTGTTCTGAATGTCCTATCGGTGCTTGTGTTGAGCCCGCTCAGCCCATCCTACAAGAAATCCCTACGCTTATCATGGGATTCGGAGAGGGAGACGGATTGTTTTTCCCTCCGTTCCAAACTGGACCAAACTTGTATAACTTTCCTTTCATAGAAGTGCGACCAGATTTCATTCCAACTACTTGCACAACTGATCGACCACTCGGATTTCCCACGAGTAACTTTGTGGCAGGAACTGTGCAACTAGATCCGTCCAACAGCAATCCTCAAGGCGGCTACATCATGTCTACAGTGACTGATCAGAAAGATTACACCCAGACTTACGCACAAGTTGCGATGAGTTCTGCCCTCACGCAGGCGGAGGTCGATAGCGGAAAGTTCTTCATTTGGGGAATGCCGATGAATAACATTGATTTTCCAGCACCGTTTTATTCGGTAGCTACATACGCGATCTCAAAGTGGATCGACTTGGGAGCAACTTTCACCATTTTTGACGACAAACTGTACGTAAATTGGAATCAACTTGATGTTAGTTCTTGTGATTTAGGCGAGTGGGAAATAGTCGTTACAGCTCGCGATAGTACGGTTGTATGCGGAGGATTTGGCTTTACGTACAACTATCCGAACATGAATTTGGGAGACACGGTTTCCATCGATCAGACTTCTCTTGTGATTCAACTGAACAGCGGACTGGGAGGCATCACTCATAACATCACGCAATGTGCCGCTTATGCTTATCCGATTTGCAACAGAAGTCCTGGCAGGATATTTTACGTGCAAAGCACCGATTTGATACCATAATTCTTACTTAGGTTGATAAACCTGTGTAATTACGCAATCTTAACCCTTCTAATCACGATGGAATACTGCTCTGGAAGAATACTGGCCAAAGCAATTATCTTTTCAGCATTTTGATCGGAAAGACCATATTCGAGTAACACTTCTCGTCGATTTTGTGGAGATTCTTGATATCCGACAATGAAGCGATGCTCGATTGGATCAGGGTAAAGAAGACAGCGACTAATTGCGAGCCAACAATTTCCTTCCAAAATTCCATTCAAAATTCCAGACGAAGAGATCTTGAATTGTTTCTCGTCAAGACCGACAGAAGTGAGGCATGCTTGAGCTTTCTCCATGTTTTCATCATTTTGGGTCAGATTTTAGTCCACTCATTTTACTCGCGGAACGAACGAACTTCTTGCGAGGAGATTGCTCAAGTTTGATGAGCATGTTTCTTCCAAGATCGAGGAATTGCGATCCTCGGGATGAGAAAACTTTGAGAAAATCACGATAGCTATCAACATAGATAATAATGTCATTGCAAAAAGTCATCCTCCCTAGTTCTAAGTTTGTCAACTCGCGCGCAGACTCTTCGATTTCCACAAGTTCATCGTGAAGACTTTTCATTTTGTCTCTGAAGGCAATGCAACTAGAATCATGAATTTCGACAGCTGAGAGTAAAACATCGCAGTAATCATTGTATTTCGATAGCCAAGTAGCAGTGGGATTACTATCCCTACAACCGGAGATAGAATTGAGTAGCTTTCTGGACTTGAACTGAGGAAACACTCCTCGAATATCATTGAAAACTTCGAGAGCGCTATCTAATTTCTTGTAGGTGTCACTAGTGGCAGTTCTGGGCGATGCCTGTTTGTTTGGAACAATTTGAGATTCAAGTATCATCATTTTTGAACACGACCTGACTATCCCGACGACCTCAAAAAAACACTCCAGAAAGTCAACACAAAGTTCGGAAGTGATGTAGAGAGCCGTAATCGCTTCTTGCAAGACTCGAAAGCTATGCGATTCGGACTTTCCTGCGTGGACTTCTCGCAGGAAAGCAGCAAAGAAACCTTCGTACATGCTTCGTTGCTTCGAGCTCTCGCAGTAAGGAAGATGGTAGCCATTCAAGCTGAAAAGAAAGTTTAGGTCAGACATTTCTTTCAATCGTTCTGCTCGGAGGAGACCATCTTGATCGGAAAAGTTGGTCGAAGAGAAACTTTGCCGGCGCCGTCTCTCGAGGTCCAGATTTTGGACTACTTTTGCTCCACCCCGGCGAGAGAAAATGAAACCATCTTTGAGCTCGATCTCTCCGCTCAGCTTCAAGGCAGTCAGAATGTTATCCAAAGAAGGAGCCGGCAAGGGAGCGATCATGGTCACCAATTCGGCAACGGAAAGTTCTTGCGAAGCTCGATTTGCTAGTGAGCTTCTTTTTCTACTTTGGACTGGACTCGAAGAGATGTCGAAAGGAGCATCCTCGGGAGAACAGTTTTGCGAAACTGATAACCTCTTCACTTTCATATCAGTTGCCGAAGGTTGAGAAAGCAAAAAGCTGGCGGAAAGTCTTTTCGACTTTTGTTCCGTTTGGATCGTTTTGTGAACTGCGTGGTAATCATCGAATTGAGGTGCTTTCTGTTTCAACAGAAAGCAAGCAGAAAGTCGACGAGATTTCTGGTCTTGTCGCTCGACGGAAGGTATTCTGATCTTTGGAATGACTGGACTCGAAGATCGCAATCCCTTGCGACTCAGATTTGGAGATGATTGAACTTCAGATGTCACCAAAAGTGATTGAACAGAACTTTCATCTTGTTTCTTCAAATCTTGGATCAATTTATGAAGAAATCCGTGCTTCACACTGGCAGGGACATCGATCGTTTCCATCTGAATCTCGACAAATCTCATCATGAGAGCCAAGTTTGAGGTCCATTCCTTATCCATTTTAGTTCGCGCAGTTTAATTCTTTCTGCAGACATTTCAGAGGTCTGCAGACGAAACTTTTGATTCTCTCCGCGCAATCAAGATATTCACAACCTTGCTCAACCTTGTGATCCTCACAAAATCAGACTACTATGTTTCAACCTACCTTGATGATCGAAAAATCATTTGATCGTACCAAATGATGCATTGGATCGTTCTCGAGGTACCCTCAAAAAGTGACCCCTCACCGATAGTCTGGAAGCCGTTTAATTTTTACAACAATGAGAACACACAAAAATTGAACTTGCTGGTGTCTCTTTTTAGAGTCCCTTTTCACTGCCCCCGGAGGAGCCTTTCGATATCTCTCAGGATGAAGCACTCTGGATTTCGACAATCAAAAACGTGAGAGTTTCCTGGGACTTCAAAAGATGAATTCCTCTGCAAAAAAATCTGACTCGGTGCGACTTCCGGGGGCCCCAGCTTCGTGCCTAGTCAGGGGGTCGTTACGAAGGATTTTCGAAAAAAGCTTCTCGGGGAAAAGAAACGGTTTTGAAAACCTGCTGACACGATCATCGTCACAAAGAGTTTCCGCAAAAAGCATTCTTGAGAGGACAAACTCGGATCACTTTTTGTTTCGCTTTGTATTTTCATAAGGTTTGAGCGAAAAGCTAGCTAAGGAAGAAATCTCCGAGAGTCGCCAACATCGAAACTCTTTGTTTTGAAGTTTATCTCTGAGGAAGACTCTGATCGGCTTTTCTTCGAGAAACTACTAAAAGAATACATCGAGTTGGAAAGAAGATTCCCTTCTTTCGCAGCCAGAAAAACGAAACTGGATCCTCCGAAAGGACCAGAAGGTCTAGTAACAAGTTTGCCTCTTCCGAAACCTAGCGATCCTCTTCCTGCCAGCGAAATTGAACGCCTAGAGAAAAATAAGCTTTGCGCAGAATACTATCACGCGAACAAAGAAAAGATCCAAATCGCGCGAAAAAAGAGGAAGGCCGAAGTAAACGCGGCGAAGTGCGAAAAGGAAGGACTGCCTGACTACCTCGGACAGTTTATCAGCTTCAGGTCAGACGGTTCTTATCAACTGACCTTCAAAACCAAAGACGAGTTGGCAAAAGCTCTGCATTGGCTCAAGTTCAAATCAAAGTACAACGAAGATATCTACGTGCCGAAACGCAAATGATGAAGAATTCAGGTTGTGCGTATGGTTACGTCAGAGTTTCCACCACAAAGCAAGTTCAAGAAGGTTCTTCGCTCGAAGAACAAGAGAAGAAAATAAGAGCTTGGGCAGAACTTCACTCAATGGATCTCAAAGATGTTTTCGTCGATAAGGGAGTCTCGGGAACCTTCATGTTCAATCGCCCTGAGTTTGGCAAGTTGATAGCTTGCATGGACAAAGGTGATATCCTTGTGGCCAACGATCTTTCCCGAGTTTCGAGAAATTCTGCTGACACAGCCCAGTTAATCGAAATGCTTCATAAAATGGAAGCTTATGCTGTCTTCATTAAGGATGGCATGGATACTTCCACCATGATGGGGCAATCGATGGTACAAATGGCTTCCATCATGAAGGGAATCGAGGCAAATTACACAGCAGAACGAGTGAAGGATACTCTGGCTAGCATGCGAGAAAACGGACAGAACACTGGTCGTCCTCCTTATGGATGGACTAGAGCAAATCAAGATCGAGGCAGTCATCTGATCGAAGTGCCAGAGCAGCAAGCAATCGTGGCGAGCATTAAGAAGATGAGCAAAGAAGACGGATTGTCTTATCGCGAGATTGCTCGTAGGTTAACCAAAGATAATATTCCTTCTCCCGGCAAACTGGCCAGATGGAATGACAAAAGTGTGAAACTGATTGTTTGTCGGGAAGAGGTGGCTACTGGTGGACGATTAACCCCCAAATGATTATGTAAAGAGATTTCTCTCTGTGCATTTGGTCTAAAACGTATGGAAGCTTCAATGAAAGAAACATGTCAAGGAACACTGATCGGCTCAAGTACGTCCTTCCGTATCAAAAAGAATGGAATGCAGAAGAAAAGGCGTTTCGCGATGCTTGCGACCTTTGTCAAGCGACGCAAAGAAAGGAGAAATCCAGAGTGACGGGATTGAGCGACAAAGTGTCCAAACTTGACTTTGAAGGAAGAGCTGCCAATGCGGATCCACATGTTATCTCTTTTTGCAACAAGTATCCGCAGTTTGTGGATGATTTGGCTACGGAATTGTACATTCAGGCCAGAATATTGTATTCCAAGGCTTCTAAAATGGATACCGCTCTCATGGTGAACATGGCGCACGTCATTTTGAAGTTGCCACTTGACAGTCCTACGAGGATAAGGTGCAAGACCATTTTTGATCAAATGTAAGTACTAATCTCTACAGAGATGTGTGACTAAAAGTTTTCGCAATCATCCTAAATCTGATTGCGTAATTTTTCAACAAACGAAAAATAAAGAATGGAAGCTGATGATTTGGTCATGATTTGCTTCAGGGTTTCCGCCTTTGGATGGGAACCTGTTCAAATGAGGTGGGAAGTATGGAAGGAGATTTTCGATCGTTATGATGAACCAGTCATGACCGAATTGAATGACGATTCTGGACAAAGTGTTGAAGTAGACTTGTTGGACTCAGTACAAAACGCGATAGTTTGTCATGATGTATCCTCGTGTCAAGAATGGATTAATTCGATCGATTCAACAGATTTCTTCCAAAGAGTTTGTCTCGACCCGGAACAAGATGCGTGGAAGCTGAATGTCGAACTTTCGATCTTTGTTAGAGAAGACTTGTTGCGTCGCAAGGCTGATATCATTTCTTGCAATGCGGTTGCTCTCGGAACGACCGTTCTGCTTGCCACCCTGGTTGGTCGCGATGTTAAAGTTGAGTTCAGAAACGTGGGAGAAGACTCTACGCGCTTTCTTTGGATTGACGAGGAAGAACATGATCTGGGTAAAAGTTATCGCACAAAGTTGAATCGAATTTTGGATGAAATTCAACCCAAAATTCTGACCGAGTCGGAAGTCGGCTTTCATCCCACCTTGGGCGACGAAGAAGACAAAGTGGATCTAGGAGTGTTCGATTCACTTACCCTCGAAGATGAAAACTGAAAGTACACTGTCCGAGGAATCATGTACTTACTTTTATTTCTCTACTTGGTCCATCGGACCGTGTAATTAGTTAATTGGCGTAATGTGATATCCTGGATTGCTGGGGAGCGACACATCGCATAGTTTGTAGCCTATCACTTGGGCAAACACAAGTTGAGTTCCGATAGGAGTGTCAATTGTGGTAAATGTTTCTGGCGCAGTGATTGTATCGCCGACAAAGTAAACTGATCCACTGGCATCGATAGAAATTAGCATCACAGCATATTGTTCTGCTCCCAAAACTGCTTGCCATGAAACATTGAGCGTTGTGCCCAAACTAGCGATTGGGCCAGTAGGAGTGATCAATGTCGCAAACTGTGCATCAGAGATGAAAGTCTCTGTGAAAGAAACCGGTGATCCAGAACATTCAAGCCAGGCGGGAAGCGATCCTCCAGAAGGAGAGGAATCAAACATGAAATAAGGAAGTCCTCCTTTCTGGCCACTACTTGATTGACAACCTCCATCACTTCGTACCAAGTTGAAGGGCGCCGGTCCAGTCGCATCGGCAATCAAAATGTCCACAGTTTCGTCTGCTTGTGGTGTCAAACAGTTATCTGCAGTTGATACTACTGATGGTTGCGGCGGTTGAGAAGGAACTGATGCACATGCGGGAGAGAAAACTACAGGACTACTTTCATCCGATTCTCCGCAAGTGTTGAGGGCAGTTATCACAAAGTAATGAGTTCCAATAGCCAAACCAGTGAATGTAATCGTCGTGGCGGCTGTTGATGAAACAACATCGTGATTCGACTTTCCAACAGAAGGATCCTCCAACTTTTGATACACTTTGTAGCCAGTTGCTCCAGAACTGGGAGACCAAGTAATTGTCGCAGTATGAAGAGTTTGGTTATACGTGATGACCACATTTTGCGGAGGAACGGGAGACGAAGTGCAAACGGGTGTAGTAACGCAAGTTGAGCTAACACAAGTTTTTCCTGTTGGACAATCACTATCGTGAACACATTCTGGCATAGTGTGATGATGTTTTCTCGGCCTTGTGACCAACCAGACAATCAAAAAGATGACCAAAACGACCACGATGGCGGCAACCACCACTCCCGCCGCCATATTTGTCCTCTGTTGAGGCATTTTACTTCCACCAATTATTTTTACTTGTGGATTTCTTCGCCAAAACAACTAGAGTTCCCATCTATTTCATTCGTTTTGTACCTTTGGGATAACCATTTTTAGTTCAATCACGTTCAAAATAGTGCAATTCTACGAGAATTACTTTCTTAGAATAATTGATTTCTAAAATTTTGGAAATCACGATCTACTACCTAAAACAAAAAGGAGCAACAAGATATGGATCCTCCACAGCAAGATGGAGAGTTTCACAAACTGACACCGGAACAAGCAGACGCAGTTCGAGAGTATATGAAGCGCGTTTTCCCACCCAGCGGACAAAACTTTCAGTGGTTACAGGCTGAAAAAGGCGTTGGAAAAACACATGTGGCATCCGAGATCGCCAAGAAGCTTTATGAAGAGTATGGAATCAGGCCTCTCATCATTTGTCTTCCCGGACTCTTCGAACATTGGAAACGTTTTATGGACGGACTGGGAATTCCTGTTTGGGACATGATTTCATGGCATTCGTTGGCCGGGAGGATAAGCAAAAAGGGCGGCGTTCCTGTGGGCAAGATTAATCACAAGTATTTGGTGCGCGAAGCTGAAGCCATGGGCCCTTTCCATGTCACCGAGGAGTTCATCAACATTTGTCGTCAAGGCTGCTTCCTCATCTTCGACGAGAGTCAAAAGATCAAGAACACGACGGCAGCCATGCATTGGGCAGCTCATGCTTTAGTAGCCTCTGCCATCGCCGAAGTGCCAGACAAGTGTTGCGGTCTCCAAGTCTCTGCTGGCATTCTCTCCAAGGACACTTCGTACGAGTGTTTGTATCGCATGTTGAACCTCTGCGGACATCACACCGATATGTACAAGTATGATCAGCGATTTGGCTACAGATGGGTCGACTATGGTCTCGGCACAGCGTATAACTACGCGTGTTTGATGGATGCGAACAAGACGAACGAGATCTTCTCACGCAAACTGGGATGCTCCATGGAATTCAGAGATCTGAACTTGCGTTACCGCATTCAGGACAAGAAGCAGATTCCCGACATTCTCAAATGGTTGTGGGAAGAGTTGATGATCAACCATTGGGCAATCAGCGTCGACTCGATTGTCTTCCAGCACGAAGTCGTGAGGCGCAATGCTTTCTATATCCTGCCAGCCGAAGAGGCGGAAATCTGCATCGCAGCAATTCTGGGACTCAAGCGTGCCAACATTATCGACAAAGATGGCGTCAATGCGCAAGCAGCTCGAGGCAATATGGCTCTCATTCAGTCGGCCATGATGAAGCTCGCTCATTCCAAGATTGGTATCCTCATCCGCAAGACCAAGGAGCTTTTGCGGGCGAACCCAACCGCCAAAGTCATGTTGGGAATCCCGTTCAAAGCCGATCAGGAATACGTGGCGGAGGAACTCAAAATTTACAGTCCGCTCATTCTCAACGGGGACGTACCGCACAATGAGACAATCACTTTCGTCGGTCCAACAGGAGACAAAGTGACGGGCAATCATCGCGATGAGATTGTGGCCAAGTTCAATACGCCGAGTGTCAAGCATCGTCTCCTCATTTGTACACCAGAGGTGGGTGGCGTTGGTCTCAGCATGCACGATCACGTCGAACCAAACGAGGAACAGATGAAAGCGCTCCCCATGTTCAAGACTCCTGAGGAAGCTCTTTTCCCTCGCTTCTTGTTGGCCATCTCTGGATACAACTTCGATGCTATGGATCAGCTGTTTGGGCGCATTACTCGCCACGGCATGCGGTCTCCCGCGACGGTCATAGCTGTTTACGCGAAGAACGCTCCTCTCGAGTCCGTTCTGGTCAACACGATGATCAAATCGGGAGTTGCCAAGGGATCTCTGCTTGACAAGACTCGTATCTTTCCCAATGAGTACAATATTTGGATCGAAAATGAGACCGAAGACGATGCTCCTTTGCGCGAAATGCTAGAGAAGATGCGTGCCATGTCTGCAGAACAACTCAAGCTCGCCAAGAAGACTGTCTAATTATTTAAACGAGGTGCATTGGCACCCAGTTTGAAATCAGAGAACCAAGTTGATACACTTTCCACAACCCTTTAGCCGTCTTCTTATCCTTACATTTGCCACACGCTGGTTCGACGTTTCCACTAACCGAGATAATTGGAACATAAGAATGTCTTACATTCTTGTCCACCACAGAAACCACATCGAGTATCTGCTGGAATTCCACAAATCTTACACTTCGACATCTTTTCGAAAGCTTGCTATGGAAAATTTGATCAATGCGTCCAAAAAAGTTTACTCTGAGGGTGTTTTCTTTCGCGACATCGGGTTTTGCCATGAATTACATTCATGGGTGTCACATTTGCGGAGAAGTGATCGACTTTGATCAAGATTCGCTGCCTAACGCGAATGAAATCGTCATGTTCAACTATCATTTCCCTCGTTCGTCTGAAGAGGTCTCGAGCGGAATGCCAATTCACAATAAGGTCTTGGTGTTTTGCTCAAAGCGATGCAAATCGAAGTATCGCATGGAAATTTGCGATTGTGTAGTTTGTGATCGATTGTGTTTGGTCAGTAAGTGGTTTGTTAATACCAAGTTTGTTGAACTTGGAGGATGGACCAGTGTCAAAGCAGTTTGCTCTTAAGAATGTCACAAAAAAGTTCTCAAAGTAGAAGCGAAAGACATCGAGCTTAATTACTCTTGCTGGTTTTGTAAGAAAATGTCATCGACGCCGATTGGGAAGTGTGGAAAATGTCATCTAGCATATTACTGCAACACGGAATGTCAGAAAGCTCACTGGTCCGCACACAAACGCGAATGCAAATAAATCACAAACAATGAGACAATAATCTTGTCCAGTTGATATAAAAATATTTCATCAACTAAACGATGTTGGTGAAAATAATCGTTGTGACGATTATCGTTCTGATATTGCTCCTCTTGATATGTCACAGGAAAAGACCGCAAGCAGGGCGAAAATTGGTCAGCGTTCCTCGTAGTGAAGTCTTGATTTTATATACTTTCGATGTCGGGACGAGAGCTGAAGATACTTACATGCTTGAAGCAAGTATCATTTCAGTTTTAAGAGAATTGGGATCCAGAGCTTTGATCTTTGTTTATACAAACACTGTAGCAGAATTAATACATCTTGAGAAACGCTATAGAGAAGCAAACTTGAGTGTCAAGAGATATCAACCCGATATTACTTTGTTCAAAACTATTGGTCGAGCCAGAATGTACCTAATTCCTAATCTATTGCGAGAATTCATGATGCCCATAATCTATTTGAATAATGACACTCTCCTGATTAATGGAAGAGGAAACGAATTGTTGGAACACTGTGATAAAGATTCTGTGTTTGGTTACCTGCAAGAATCGTGGACTACTTTTGAGAAACTCTATGGACCAAACTACAATTGTGACTCCATTAGTAGCTATCTTTCTCTCAATCCCATTAACAATGGTGTTCAAATCTTTCCCTACAATGAGACTTCAGTTGTATTCGCCGATGATGTTCTAGCAATTTACACCGAATTGTCAAAATGTCGGAAATCCAGGTTTCGAGGTACTTTGGCATTTTCGATCATCTGGTGGAGAAGTCCGCAGTCAAGAGTTTTGACCAACGATGGCCCAGTTTTGCACTACTATTTCATGAAAAATTGGTATCTTCCTTACATTAAATATGTGACCAAATTGCTCGTAGGCAGGTTTATGGTTTGTGGGGCAACCTACTTACTTCCAGAAGACCTGGATGGTAGTTTCATTATCAACACTGGTTTGATTTGCGAAAAGTGTCCAGGGGAAATTCCTGTTTGCGACATTCCTTCCGAAAGTGTTTTGGCAGGTTGTTCGGGAGGGACAAAAGTCGATTGTGCCGGAATTTGTGGCGGCCGGAGTGTAACCGATTGTGCCGGAGTTTGTTACAAATCTAAAAAAGGACCTCCTCACCTTCTTGACTGTGCCGGAGAATGCTACCGAAGAGGAACAATGCCTCCCAACACGCCAGATTGTGCGGGAGAATGTTATAAAGACGGAGAATCTCCCAAGTATTTTCCTGATTGCAACGGCGTTTGTGGCGGAAACGCGACATACGATTGTGCTGGCATTTGTGGTGGACGATCATATGAAGATTGCGGCGGCAACTGTATTGATCCTGATTGTTCTCCTTGATTAAGCACAATGTGGCGCAGTTGCGCCTAGTTGTTGATTCATTTGTAGTATTCGGGTCCGGGCAATGATAGTTCTATCGAGTAGTTTCCGTAAGTACGGAGAGTGGAAACAAGTATGCCCATCTTCTTGGTTTTCGCATGTTTCTTGTTGAAGATAACGTTGAAGTGATCTGAGCAGGGCGCCCAGGAGATCTTCTCTGGAAGGCCAGCATTGGACTTTCCTGCCCCAATTCTGACCACATTTATGCAAACAAATGTCTTCCTACCATCGTAGGCAATGCTCCCCACTTCCGGAACCAGAACGATAGACAAGAAGTTTGTTCTGAAGTTCATCCTGACTGGTTTCGCAATAGGAACAAAACGAGGGCAATGATCGTTGTACCATTCGTACCAAAAGCCCTCTTCTTGAATCATCGTGTAGCGTTCATACTCGGTTAATTCGTGGAAATCGGGAAGTTCCTCGCATTGGATCAACCAAGCGGAGTTCCTCGTGAGCTCTTTTCGATATTTCTTGCTGACCATCAACTTGCGAACTAAACTAGATTTCACTGTTCGAGAGAAATGCAGGAGCCACGCGTTGGGAATTAGATTCCACGATGGGGTCGCCATTTTAATTTTAACTTGATTCAAATAGAAAATATACAATTCAATTTATTTTTGTCAATATAGACATTTCACCATAGAACAAGCAGGGATAGAACTCTGTGCCCAATTCAGGCTACGAGTAGTTTTCTTTAGTTTGTAGCCTGTTTTCATCTGGAGATCATTAAATGCAAAACAGTTTTGAGTGTTCTCTGACAAACTCAATGCGTTCCTCCTTGGTTTCCTTGTTTTCGTACTTGTTGCGGTACGATAATTCTGTGTTATTTGCCCTCAAATAACGCCTCAATCCTGGCTTAATCCAGTTTCCGAACCGTCCTGTCTCATAAGATTCTCTCATTTGCATAGCTTGTTCCTCGTTCCATGAAGCAGGTCGCGGTTCAAGAGGAATCTGCAGGTAGGTTCTAGTATGTTCATCCTTGGAAGCCGTTGTGCGTAATGCTTCGTGTGAAGAAAAGATGTACGATTCTCCCGCAACTAGGTTCACTTCTTTCCAAGTTAGCTTGGAAGGCTTGATTGGTACTTCGAGATGCCACTTTGTGTAAAATGTACGTACATTTTGAGGAATAGTCAGATTTCCTGTTGGTGAAATCTTGCGACTGTAATAGTTGTACACATTTGTATACTGAGTGATGAAACGATTGGCATCATCGAGAGAAAACCACTTCGGATCCAAGAAGAGGACATCTTTTCCCACACAATGCTTACTGAAGTCATAATACTTTTCCAACAAATCGAAATACTGATCGAAACCAGTTAGAATCTCCAGATTGCCAGAAAGAATGGAAGAATCATGATTAGTCAGGGCGACTACAGCAGTGTACTTCATTCCTGGAGACAAATCTTGAAACCAGTAGACAAAAGGAGCGGAAACTCCTGATCCCTTTGGTTTGAGGAGAGGTGCGGGAGGTCCGTGATACAATCCGATTTCCAACTGCTTATCATTTGGTTGATCAACATTGTACATTTCGCTGACAGCGTTGAGGAGCTTTTTGTTGGTCACCAGCTTGAAAACTGCCAAATTGTTGTACATTGCTACTGCCCCGGTCGTATGATGTACCTCGGGATAGCGCGAAATGCCACGACTGTAGACAATATTTTTGTCTTCCATGTTTGTTCGCAACTTGGAGTTCGTGAAGAGGGGAAGAGAGTCCTCAGGTTCTTTTTCCTGTGGTCCGAAGACCATCGAAACGATGTCGTACTTAATGCTAGAAGCAACTTGATCTGCATCCATCTTGATACGTTTATATCCAAATAGTATACAAATTTGGAGAATCTATTTTATATCTACTTTTTCGACGAACGTTCATCAACTTAGCAACGAAATTTGTCCCTCCAAGAAAATTTCTGGGGACATCAGTTTTGGCGACAGGTTTGAAAACTCTCGAAGCGACGGTTTTGTCGACCATCCCAAAAAAGTTTGGAGGCTCGAAGCATAAGCTTCTTGCATCATCGACGGAGAAAAATACTCGTTCCGTCCATCAGTCGACCGAAAAGATCAGCCAACTCGATGTCTCTGTCTTCTTCATCAGGCATGGAACGGATGACATCAACATATTCCAAAAATGTGAGAGCAAAAGTACGTAACGCATATTCCCGATTGTTGCTTGGCGTCAAGACAATATCATCGCGTTCCACAACGTCATTAATCAGCGTTTCCATCTGTTCGATCTCCAAGCCTCCATCTTCTGGTTCATTCACAAAGAGATCATCAGTGATGATACGAAGGAAGCGATCGCGTCGAGCGCGCACCCAGAGTTCATAGTCGTCTTTGCTAGTTTTTCCCTTCAGTTTTGCGATCGCTGTTTCAATTCCGCTCGATTCGAGAGGAAGCTCCAGTTTAATCAGAGTAAGGTACTTTCCTCGGATCGCTTCGATTTCAGCGGTCGTGAGACGATTTCCGGTATACTTGTTCACCTTGGTGCGAAGAACAGTGGGATAGTCAATCGCCTCAAAACAATAGGTAAATCCGCTCGATCTATCTTCCACACAATGGAGATCCAGTCTTGAATAAGTGGAGGGATCACGAGTGAGTTGAGCTACGTTCTTAATTGGTTTGGTCGGCAATTCTACTCTTGGAGGATTGCGCGTGGACGATTTGCCGCGTGCTGGAGGGCCTTTATCTCCTACACCTTGGACATCGCTTTCCTCGGTAACGAGATCGGCCACCGAAGTTTCATAAGCGCGTCTCTTCGTGGTCTGAAGTCGCCTCGAAACGACGTCCAAAGTGACCATATCAGTTTCGGCAATACGTCCAAACTCTTCGCAGAGAGATGCTTTGTCCAGTTCGGGATCAAGGTCGAGTTCACGAGCCAAAGCGCGTAGGTCCGATCTGACAAATCCATTCGGAGCACTGCAAGATCGTTTCCAGTACGGAACAGCCTCGAGATTCGTGAGGCGAAGAAATGTGCTTTCCGAGAAAGTTCCCACAGCTCCCAACTGTTCGTGGTCAAAGGAGCATCCCAGTTCTGACATCACGATGAGAATTCCGTTCAGAATCTTGGTTGAAACTGGCAGTTCTTCGCTGTGTTTTTGTGCCGCTTCAAAAATGATTCGATCAACATGATTGTAGCGAGAACGAAATCCGTTCTCCAGCAAGAGACGAACTCCGCGATAATTGTAGGATCGAATTGCTTCCTCGAAAGCAAGCTCCATTCCTTTGCTCGAGACCAAACCTTCGACCAACAAGAGTTTCCCGCAGGTGTTGGCATGAACGTACATCAGAGTTTCCAACTTGAGGTCAGTATCTTCGATATCCTTGAGATTCGGAATGTGACTAATATCGTCCAAACCTTCCCCGATCATGATTGCCAAATCGGCAGCCGCATCATGATCTTCATCAGACATTGGCACAGTAATACGTAAATCTCCTGCTGTGAAAGTACCAGTTCGTGTAATAAACTTGACTTCTCCAAGAGCATCACGAAAAGAGGTGAAAATCGCAATGTACTTGAGGGTGACGTCGTTCGAGTAATATGCATTTTCCTCGAATAAACCGCGAGGAAAATCTTCGTAAGCACTCTGATTTGGCTGACCGAGAATTCCTCTGTCGCCGGTATTTTCGGTATCGTAGATGTACGCTTGGACTGTTCTGGGTTCTCCTATCGTTTCGAGAACATCGATGGAAGAAACTGCGGCAGGACGCAAAGCCATTTTTCTCCTCCTTTTCAACAACTCGTCGCGTTCAACGACAGGCAACAAGACGTTCGAACCTGCCGCACAAAGTAGTGAAACGATTGCCAACATCAGTTCGAGATTTCCGTCTCTCTCGAGGTAAATTCTCCAAGCATATGCAATAATGTGCATGATGCTGATATCTGCCTCCGTTTCGGGCTCTTCAAGTGTATTGGTTGTGTTGACAGTGACATACAAATTTGGATTTGCCTTGTGACGCAATGCCAGAGCAACGATGCCGAAGCGAGATTCCTCCACTCCTTCGATCAGAAGTTCATCGACGTTCAAGATTGTTGTCTTCTCTTTGGCACGAAGAGGATCACTTGCGAAAGACAAAGTGCCAAAGACATCGTTCTCATCTTCTTCCTCCAAAACTTCTCCGAACTTGAATTTGTCTGCAGACTTCTTGTCGCCTCTCTCGATGATACTCTGCAAATCTTGTAGCGAGGTCATGATTTAGACAGAGCGATTTCTCTTTTTAGTGAAATTCGGGGCGACGATTTGTCTTTCCAAACGTTATTCACCATGTTTTAACGATGAAAGCATTCTTATCATAAAATGAGATAGCAAAATGCAGGCAAACATCTTTTCTACCTCCGACTATAATTGTTTCCTACTCTCTTTTCAGAGAGAAATTGTTCTGAGTTTCGACTGGCCTCCCATGGATACGAACGAGTTGTGCAAAATGATCGCCGGACAGGAAGCTCGAGACCAGAACGACGAAGGTTTCTTCGTCAGTGTAGGGAACGGGCTGGTGGAAATCTCGATCCAACCAGTTTGCGAAGGTCTGGAACCAACGAAGATCACTCTGTCCCAGGCGATTTGCAAACCAGCTTTCGAGCAGTTGCTTCCCATTTACCTCAAGAATGATGCGGAAATCGACGGCGACAAGCGTATGGACGAGAAAGAAAACGGTTCGCTACAGCTGAGTTGCCCAAGAAGCAGAATCGTCCGGATCAAAGAACGATCAAGCAGCTCGCAAAATCAGAATCGAAGAGTCCAGACAAAGACAGGAAAGCTGGTCGCAAATGAACCAAACAAATCTAGGTCCTAAAAGGACCACGATTTTAATCTCCACACTTGATTCTGGTAGCGGCCAATTCTGCTACCAAAAGCGTGGGATATTCGGTATTGCCATCAGGAATCGAAGGAAAGGCACTTGCGTCAACAACATGAATGTTCTTTTGATTCTTCAGAGAGAAATCGGAGTTTAAGACCTTTCCGTAGGCACAAGTGCCCGAATAATGATCGGTAATACTGATTCCAATTTTGGCAGTGGCAAGGAGTTCGGTCGGATCGTCTCGTTGGAAGACATCCTTTTGAGGAAACAAGAGCTTGATCTTTTCGCAAACAGGGTTGCCAATCTGATGAGTCAGAAGAATCTGCACATCGCGAAAGTAACGCATGAGATCAATGACCTCATGTTGATCCGCGACAGATTCAAACATCTTGAGACTAATGACTGGAACATCTTTTTGTCCGGGATTCAACTCGACGCTTCCTCTAGATTTTGGATCCAAAAGCCAACCCAAGAAGGTAATGAAGTTGTAGCCTTTCGCTTGATATTTTGCTACGTCGATTCCTTGCGCAGAGAGAAAATCGAGGTTAGTCAATGTTGATCCAGACGTGACAATCTCCCATCTACGCGAGTGGCCAGAAGAAAGAAATGCTAGTGGTCCCGAAGAGAAATCCGGATTGTGCGATTTGATTGCCAAAACCATTGTACAACCGTAGTGATTCATCAGGTTTTGACCGACTTGGTCGCCTCCAAGTCCAGACCTCATGAGAATTAAAGGACTATACAAAGCTCCTGCCGAGAGAATAACTTTTCTCCTCGACAGAATGTGACGACCATCCTTCAATCTGATCAAAAAACTGTCTGGATTGAGAGGAGTTTCGTTATAACCATGTCGTTGATCAGCAGCAATCGAAATGCTCGAAACTTCTGCTCCTTCAACTTTACGATAATTGCTTTCATCATTGAGAGGCAAATAACCTCGCGCAACGCCAGCACGAATGCCTAAAACTTTATCGACAAAAAGTCTAGGCGTGTGACAAACAACGTTGACTTCTCCTGTTCCACTCAAATTGTCTTGATGGTGACTAGCATTATAATCATCGACAAGTCTGGCATCTGTTTCTTTTCGCATCGAACTGGACAGCCACTTCGAGAGTTCTTCGTTTGCTCGTAATGGACCAATATGAGCAACGACATCGATACCTTGCTTGATTTCCTCCATTCCCTTCGACAAAAGTGACCCCAGAGCAGGCAAAGCTCGAGCAAAAAGATTGATCGAAGTTGGAAGCGGAGTGATGTCCATGCGAGCTTCGATTTTCTCCCTCAAGAGCTTGAACTCTGCCTCAGAAGATCCGAACTGAGGAATCCACTTTGTGCGGTGAAAATGTTCCGATCCTTTGACAACCAAACCGTAATTATGCTGGCTTCCACCTCCGACCATCGTAGCGGCCGAACATGTTACGCCCGGAAAGTCAGAAGGAATGACCTCAGAATAAGGCTCGGAATACGCGACTTCGAGAGCGGCCTCGGAGCGATAAACTTTGCGATCATTGCGATAGTCCTTTCCGCGTTCAAGTATCACAATCTTGAGGTCAGGATATTTGTCATGTAATCTTCTGGCCATGACGCATCCTCCCGGCCCTGAGCCGATTATCACGACGTCTGCCACTTTGGGAAGTTCATACTGATGTCTCAGAACGTGAAGAAATGTCACTACAATAATCCAAAGAACGATGATAGAAACGATGATCAAAAGTGTCTTCATTTAGTTCGGGCGCCTTGTTTAAAAACGCGCTCAACATGTCGAAGCCGGATTTGGACTTTCTGTTTTTCAACGATCGGAGTAAAATCTTGATGCGACAAGAATTAAGACGTTTGATCAAACCTCTTGACGAGATTTTTGATCGAAAGACTCAACAACAATCTAGATCCTTTTTGGATCGTGATTTGATTTAAATTGCTACCGGAACTGTAGTCCTGACTTTGGCAAAACTGGCGGAAAATAGTCCGGCCAAGTAGGCGTAAATACCGGGAATCTCACCGCCATCCTTGAGAGAAATCAAAAAGGAAGTCTCTGTATACCAAAGTTTGCACTCGATTCGCTTTTTCTCAATGTTGGAAGTGATGGAGCGAATAATGCCCCAAGGAATAATCTCGATTTGAGACCGAGAGTCTTCATTGCTGAAGCAAGTGATGCCTTGATCGGAGATCAAATATCCTTCCTTATAGAGAAGTCTCCAGATGAAATCACCGATGGGATCCATTTTAGAACAAGTAAACCTCAAAATGTCAACTTCAATCGTGACTCATAAAGTCTTGATTTAGATTATAGCTGCTAGATTTCTAGCTACTAACTCTCTGAGGCGATCGCTAGACTCAAATGCATGGAACGGAACGCGATGATAATGAGATACTTTTTGCCATTCCGTGATGTTAGGAAAAGTGTCTTCCAAAGTTAGCATCGGAACGAGGACGGAAAGATCTCCCAAAATGCGAAAAACTTGCTTGACAACTTCCTCGCGATTTGGATTTTCATTGTCAATCATGTTGAATTCCCAAATCGCATACTCAGTAGGATTCAAAATGCTACTCTTGATTTCCTTTCCTGGATAGTACTGAACGACGATCACTGCGACAACATAAAGTCCAAGCAATGTAGGAAGCCACATGTTCGATAGTTTTAGGAGCCGCAAGAGCAAAATAACGATTTCAAATCGCGACTCTTAGAGTCTAGATATTTATGAGCTGATTTCAGCTCAAATTGTGAACTGCCAGAGGTACAACTTCTTGAAGCGAGCGACGGTAGAATTGGTGATCTGAGGATTGAAGTAACCTTCGAGCAACTCGGAGAAAATGTTCGCTTCTCCTTGTGGTCCTCGAGCTCTTTCAACCAGGTTTGGCTTGCGCGATCCTCCGTTTGCAAAACAGAGAAAAGCATCGAGTCCAGGACAATCGCTCGCATTGAACCACTGCAAACTGTCACGCCCACCTTTGTTCGCAGGATCATCTTTCAGCATGACTGGCAGTCCGTAAACAACGTCTCCAACCTTGGGCTTAGAATGGCCATCATTTGTGATGTCAATGAGTGACGGGAAGTTTTTGCAAAATGCCAACTCAGGAGCCGCGATTTGCAAAGACTCAGAGAGGAAAGAGTTTTCTTTCGTGAACGCAAACCACGAAGATATTTCGTGGCCCTGCTTGTCCTTGCCAGTCGAGTCTCGAACCGCGGAGACAATTTCTCTCCTCCATTGTCGCAAAGAAGTGGCAGAATTGACCAGCAGCCAGCCGTACCTCTCTAGATACTTGGCGAGGCTATTGCGGCCGCCCTCATCGATCATCTTGAATTCGATCTTGTAGTCTTCCGAGTACGGAAAGAAGTGGAGAAGACAATCGTCGCGACCAGATGCGGCGGCCTTCTTTCCGAGAGACTTCTTCTTCGGTGCGGCCACAAGTCCAACTTGAGTTTCGATTCCGTAGCCAGAACGACTCGTCTTCCCAGGACGGAAAATATCGAAGTTAGACTTGGGAGGCTTGAAGGTCTTCACGATGCAGGAACCATCCTGGACATTGCCATGGAACACAATGTCATTCACGACGCGACCCAAAATCGTCTCCTCTCTGCCACCGGGACGAGTGTACGTGATGCGTGCCAACCAACCCACATGTTGGACACTAAAGACACTAAAGACGAGATCATATGTGAGACTGTCTGCATCGATCTTTGCCACCGCGTGGGAATGCGGAATTCTCACCACGTCGAGCGTGTCGTTGGCTTCATCAGCATGGACAATCGGATGAAACTCCTTGGGAAGACCGGAAATACCAAAAGAAGGAATCGAGTCTTCCGCCCTTCTGACCTCGTAGTGAGTTGGCGAAGTGTCCACAATCCTTCCCAACAACTGGAGAAGCAACTGTGGAACTGTTTTGCCAGGAACTGGGAGGACAAAGTAAATAAGATCGCCAGGAACGTATAAAGTCATCTTGTAATGATGATTTGATCTCTTAATTTCAGAAATTTTATTATCCATTTTATTTCTTTAAGTTAAACGCGAAGATTACCTAACGTTTCAGCAACAGAGAGACTAAAAGAAATCTCTCCATTCTCACAAATGGATCCCGATAAGATTTTCATGGTTGAAGTCTACAATGGTCACTACGTTATCGATGGAATTTCAGCACCCCGCCTCACTCTGACTGCCGGAGAGACGTACACATTTCGTCTCAATACGCCAGGACATCCTTTCCACATTACGAGCAATCCTCTTGGCGGCGAAAAGAACAACACTGGTCAGGAAACTGGAGACTTCACTTGGACACCAACTTTGGGAGACGTTGGTAAATCATTGTATTACCAATGCACGAAACACATCAAGATGGGCTACAAGATCCGAGTTGTAAAAGAAATGGCTTATCAAAATCAAAACACCCGGACTTCAAAAGGACCGATCTTTCATCCACCACTTTGTAACGATTCGAGTAAAGTCTGTTGATCTAAGAATGGTTTCTTGCTACGGAATCAGTAATCTCACGCTTGAGGGAATAACTGCTGCAGTCGACTTGCTGTGGCTTTTTGGATGGTGGAGTGTGGGACATTTCTTCTACTGGTCGATTTCCAACTGTCGCGACAAATGTGTGACCATTGAGCCTCTCGGTATTGGATTCACGTTTGTTGGACAAGTAATCTTCTTCTGGATTTCTCGCCATGTTCTGAACGCATTCTACAAGAGAGAACTACCTGGAGGAGAGGATTTCGCCAAAGAGATTAGTACCATGTTGGGAAAACAACAAAAGAGGAAAGGAAACAAATAACTAAAACTTGATGCTTTGGCATTTCGTTTGAATGAATTACCCTCAATCTTCGAGGAAAGTGTCGGCCTTATTTTGAGCCCATGCGAGATACTCACATGAATAATTTGGGTGTTCGAAATGAAGTTCTTCATGAAATTCAGACTCGCAAATCTCGATGCCTCCCATCTTTTGTTCCAGTATCCAACTCAGAAGGTTCAATTCTTCTGCCGAACCGGGAGCAGGATTTCTGAAAATCACCATTGGAACGACTCGATCTCTCACTGGAGCCACAAGGAAGGGAAAATCTTCACCATCAAAAGAACCTTGATTGGGAATCAAGCGACCCAAAGCTTGCACCAGCAAGTTTTGATCGATGCGGATCGGTTGAACATCATCGTCTTGATCCATGTAGCTGCGAAAACTTTCCTCGGCCCGCTCATTCTTGTCTTCCAAACAACGTGATCGAATTGTTGCCAGCTGTTTTTCGCTCAGTTTTGAAGTAGCAATGGTAATCTCCGCTCGACAAGCAGGACAATGAGCATCTCTCAACTGTTTTGCGCAAGACATGTGAAGAGCGTGGCGACATTGCAATCCTGCATCGTCTTTAGTAGTCAAATCGTCGAAACAAACGGTGCAGGTAATGTCAACTTCTGGGACCTTCGGCAAGCCTGCCTTCCTGTGTTGATAGCAGAATCCATCATCTCCTGCTTGACGGGAACACTTTCTGTTTCCACGTTTGAGAGTAGCTTGGCAAGTCAACATGTTCAACTTTCGATATCCAAAAAGACATAAAAATTACAATTCGATTCGCAGCGGCAAAGAGAGTAATCCTTCACCACAATGAGATCCAATACTGGCTACGGCAACAAACCAAACAAAGTTTTTATCCAGATCGCTCAAAATATGTTCGTTCATGAAGGGATCATCAATGACAATCCTTAGATTATCAGAACTGTCTCCTTTAGGAGCCTCACCACTTTTCACATAGAGTGCATAACCATCTGCAGTCGAATCTTGTGACCACTTGATTTTAATTTCGCCATTCTCTCTGACTTCACTAGTCAGGTCAGTTGGGGGAGGACTTGGTTGGCAGTTTTCTACCACAATGCTCGATTCTTCTGACCAAACAGATTCTTTTCCTTCTTTTGTACTAGAGACGCGATAATAGTAAACACCGGGAGGAACCTTGTTGATTGAAAACTTGATCAAAGATTGGGCTGAAATGATTTCAAGTTGAGACTTCTTGATTCCCTCAATCGAGCGAGCATTTTGTTTCTCAAAGTTGGCGACGTTCGAGTAGTACATAATGTAGGAATCTGCGCCTTCAACATTTTCCCATTCAATGTTAATCGTTCCGTTGAAACTTTGTGCCTTAACTCCTTTCGGAAACATGAGAGTTGATGTGAGAGACTTCGAGTCCTTCCTTGATGAAATCCATAGTACGATAATAATGATCGCAACTATTACGACCAGAATGATGAGATATTTGGTCTTCATGATTCTTTATTTGAGAGAAAGTTTTTTGAACCGGAGGAGAGTTCCAAAGCTGAAACGATGGACGTTCTCGTGAAACGCAAGAAAGTCTTCTACGTGGAGGGCAACATTTCCAGCAGCAAGACTACGGTTTTGTCCGGTCTGAAGCAATTGGGAGTTGCAGTTTATGAAGAACCGCTGCACATCTGGAAGGAACGCTACGTTGAGAAATGTGGAGAGAATGTTTTAGGCCTCTTTTACTCCGACATGAAGCGATGGTCGTTTCTCTTCGAGGTGGCAGTGATGACCACAAGGATTCTCGAGTTGGAACGAGCTTTGTTGGATCCTGCCGAGCTCGTGATTGTGGAAAGATCGATCTTCACAGACTTTCACGTGTTTGCCCCCAATCTCTACGCCGAGGGAAAGATGACTGATGCGGAATGGAAAATCTACGAGGACTGGTATAATCTTCAGCTGCGTCTCGTTCTGAATCCTCTGGTTGCTCAAGCTGATGTGAGTTTCATTTTCATCGATACTGATGCCGAAACTTGTCACGCCAGGAAGATCGGCAGGGATCGCAAAGAAGAGAAATTCATGCCTCCCGATTATTTGATTCAATTGCAAAAACGACACGAGAATTGGCTGTTAGACGTTGATTTTCCTCATCCGATGTACCGAATTGATGGTCACGGAATCGAGCAAGAAGTACTCGATCAAGTCCTCAAGGTGATCGGACACAAGCCTACCACATTGGCTTGCTACTGATCCAAAGTGAGAAATGTGAATCGCGATCTTTCGGAGATCAAGATTAGTGCGAAAAGAAAGGCCATGCTGCCCCTCAATGTTGATAATCAGTCTGCTACCATTTTGTTCTACTTGGTACTCAAAGTGAAAACCTCCCTCTCTCGCGTCAAGCATGTCTGTAAGTACGATTATGATGGCAAAACAGAGCAGCTTCTCTTGTCGTGCGGAAAGGAAGGAGCCAATTGGGCCTGGTTTCAAGAACATCATGAACGCGACAAGATAGCATCATTGTCTATATCCGAGATCACAGATATGACACGACCAGAACTCGAAGGGTATATCCTTCAACACCTCAATGATTTTAGCGATGATCCCGATGACAATTCTACAGAGAGATTTCATAAGAAGATACAAGAAGGTTGCATTTTGGTTTGCAAGTGTGAACACCTGAAGAATGCTTTCTGACATCCTAAATCACGATCCAAACGGGATCAAGATTTCATAAATGTGAGATCTCAAGGTTATGCAACTGGTACATACGTATCGGATCCAACTAGTGCGGACTTTCCGGTTGCACTCGAGATTGTCATAGTGTAGGTATTGGAGTTATTGATTTGTTTCAACGTGAAGGCTGCACACTTCGATCCACTCAGAGAAGAACAAAGCAAAGCTGCTTGTTCTAGCGAATTGACAGTATAAGTACAATCTGCTTGTGATCCGCAGTTGGTTGCAACTGTATTAATCGTAGTATCTGGAGTGGCCACCAAACCGGAAATAGCAGCAGGACACTTACTGGGATCGATCAGATTGGCACCTTTCCTAAAGTAGAGTATCATTATGATAATCACTAGAATTGCTAGGAGAATCATAAAGACTATCGTTGTGATAAAAGCAGCAGGCGAAATTCCCTCCTTCTTACATTCTGGTGGCTTGCGTAAAGACCTATCCATTTTAAGGAGAGGTGAGAAACTTTTCTTGATTCACTGGCTCATCTCTACGGAACGCGTCGAGAGATTTCTTTGTGTAAAAGTTTTTACTCCGGAATGAATTAAAGTTGAGGTAATAAATGGGCTGTTCGAGCAGCGCCACTCAAAATCAGAAGCCGCCCAATTTTTGTGGAGCAGGGGATTCTATTGGACAATTAGCCGATGTAAAAAATTCCTGCTTTTTTACTACAGACGTTGGAAAATATTGTGGGGGCGAACAACAATACTGTTTTGGACAAGCACAGGGATCGACAGAATGGATAGCAAATGGAGGCGGTGGGGGATGTGGAGTGTGTTCAAGCTGTAACGGTTTGGAAGACGGAACTGGAAACGGATTAGGCAACGGTGCGGGAGGGTTTTCGTGGGCCGGTGTACACCAGAGTTGCAAAAGAGTGGCGTTTAATGGTGATCCTCTCACTTGCTGTCGCCGTTCTCCTAACATCAATGGATCCAGCCTGTTTTGCTTCGATGATAACACTGGTTTGCGCACTTGTGATCCACAATATCGCGGATTTGCGCAACCTTCATGCACTCCTTTGATGGCAGCATATTGTTCGAACGATTCTGGAGGCGGATATCAAGGCAAATGGAGTGGAACTCCTGCTACAAGCGATTGTCTTCGCTACTTGCAAGAAACTGCTGGCAATCTTTCTTTCTACGGTCCTGTGGTAGAAGCGATGGCTACTCGCTATCTCATTACTGACAATCATCCTATCACTTCGAGTCAAACTAGCGGTTCCGCCTATGATCCTTTCATTGAAACAGTGGTGCAAACTTGTCGTGCAAATGCAGGAGCTTGCGATGCCGTCCTGAAAGCGAAATGTGCAGGAGTTACGAGAGATCAACTTTCTAACAATGTGAACCTAGCCAATTTGTGCGGCTGTTTTATGCCAGATTTGCAATATGCTTCCCACTCTAGTTATGGCATCAAGAGAGAATGTGATCCGGTCTGTGTGATTGCCAGTGCCGTCGGCATATTAGATCCAGCGACTAGTAATCCAGCACAATTCCTGAAATGTAATCAGTCTGTTTGCGTGATTGATGACGTTTCGATCAATATTCTTGCCAACAGTGTCACCGGACCGATCAGCTTTTCTCAAGCCTGTGGTTCTTGTGCTGGAAGTGCTGGGACAGGCTCTTGTCGTTGCTACATTGAAAACGTCAGTATTACTTCGATCAATTCTTTGATTGGCGATGTTAGTTTCAATCAGCAATGCGGAGGACAACCTCTCTGTTACAAATCTGCTCCCGTAGCTGGTGCTCCTCCTATTCAAGTCGATTGTGGTACCGGAACTCCACTTGAAGGTTCTAGCACTGAAACTACCAGCGGAACCAATCCGGCTCCATTTCTTTGGATCGCTTTGGCAATCATGGGAGTAATCATCTTAGTAGTCATCTTGATATCCACAAGCTCAAACAAGAAAAACAATCAGACTTTTATTGTGCAACAATCTCCGGCCCGATCTTCGCGTCCTCTCATTGGATCTAATGTGGCTGCGAGTGGTCTCCAAGGAGACAACAAAGCTTCTCGCCCTCAGCTTCAGAGCAGGGGAACTAAGTAGAGTAATTATTACGCGTTCTTGAGAGAACTAGTAGTTTTTATTGAGATAATGCTGTTGTTATCTTCATTGATTGTTATCGTTACTCACACCGGAGGCTGCTTCTTTGCGCTTCTTGACCATATCGAAGATCTTGCTCACTGTTTGCTTTGCGGCGGCAGTGGTTTGCTCCGGTTTGAGTGTACCCAGAGATGAAGATGCGATGACAGTTTCCTTTCCATCTTCATTCATTGTGACGGGACCAGAATCAGAATCACTTGCTTTCTCCAGACGCTTGCGGGCGGCGCTAGTGTCCATGCCAGATGCCTTGACGATATGCTGACCACAAAACATATGACCGCATTCAAACTTGGCACACTTCGGATCGGCAGCATCGTGAGCATCTGTTACACGCTTGCAGACCTTCCCACACTTCAATCCTTTGCGGTCTCCTGATTTCACCTCGACAGGACAAGTGATGGGCTCTCGACCTTCTGGAAGCTTGAGCTCGCCGTAGTCCGTTGCCTTGCGCTTGTTTGCATCAGTTGGTTTGGGCTCCGTGTCAGAATCAAGTTGCTTCCTGCCTCGAGGAGCGGGAGCAGCAGTTGAAGTGGTCAGACCGGGAGCCGCCGTGCTCACTTGAATGCTGGGCCACGAGGTCGGTTGCTCGAAAAACTCCTTGAGATCGTTGATGGCCTGATCTTCCTGTTCTGTTGCGATCTGGGCACCCCACTTGCGAGCGAATTCCACCACCTGTTTCTTTTGCTTCTCGACAACGATCTTCCAAGCTTCCTGTAACATTTGGTTTGCAATGATCGCGGCCATGTCCTTCATGTTGAGTGACTTGTGTTCCTCCATGATGTGATCTAATCTCGTTGGTAGTTTTGAAGAACACCGTAAAAAAATTTTGGTATTCAGATTGTAGCTTCTTGTGATTTCACATAGTTTTTAAGAAACTGAGCGAATTAGTTGTCATCTGGGTCTGAACTCGCGTCCAAATCGGCAGCATCATCGATTGCCAAGTCGAACGGAATGGCGACTAGTTCACCAGCTCGAGGCGGATTTTTCACAATGATGGGTAGAATTTCTGAGGAGCTAGATTTCTGAACTGAGGGAGAAACTACCTTTGTTTCAGCATATGGAGCCGTCTCGTTGGACATGACAGCTCCATATGATGCATAACCGGGAAGAACAGGTTTTCTCAAAATGCTCATCTTCTACGCCTTTTACAGGCGATGAAATTATCTTTAGTCCCGAATTCATTCAGCAGCCTCCTCTTCATACTGACTGGTACCAAGACCTTTTTGAGGCGTTTGAATAACTTTGGTCGTGGAAGCAGATCTCAACTGGAAAGGCTTCTCGCTGGCCGCAATGTTAACATCAACGATTGGAACCAAGTTTTTCCTAATCGTCTCGATAGTGCTCCTATCATCGACTTGAAAGAGAGCGGCAACGTTTTTCTTGATCAGTTCCAGACGATGGAGATCTCCCGAGTCCATGCGCAAGACTTCCTGAGCGACTGACATCGATTGATCGCGGAGATCCTTCATATTGCCATTCACTAGAGCTGCTTCATCTCCTTCAAGGATGGGAAGAGCCGCCGCCCAAGCTGGAGAAAATCCGATTTCTTGAGTTGCACCGACAGTGGTGCCAAACTTTCTGACTACCGACTTCTTCTCTTTGCTACCACCGAAGCTTTTCTTTGCTGCAACAATTCGCTCGGGAACCTCGACATCCTCGGTATCCTCGGCCGTCTCCGATCCGATTTTAAAATCTGCTACCAAAGATGGCGCAAAGATAGCCCAAAATCCAGGCATCACCGTTTCCTGAAGCCAGGATTCCAGATCTTTGTTACCAGATGTCAAATTGGCATTCACCTTGATACCTTGCGATTTGAATGCCTCGGCCTCATTCGTATTGAACCATGCTTCTTGAACCAGCTGAGACTTCGTATCTAAAGCGAGATGCACCAACCTGTTAGGAAACAAAGGATCTCCCTTGACGACTGTTTGGACGATCGAGTTGTTGTCATTTTCTTGGAACAACAATCTCAATGTTATGATGTTCAAAACGTTCTTCGTCTTTCCTTTCTTTTCGTGCTTCAGCTTTTCTTTCGCTAGTTCGGAGCTAGCAAGGCCGGCCGCGATTGCTAATAGAAGCTTCATGTTCGTCTTGTTTTTCCTCTTTTCTGGATCATTGTAGTAGGCCAAGTTCTTCGCAACAAGTTTTGTAATCAAGTCCGCAGCCCTTCTCTTCTTTTCGTCATCGAATTCGGTTTCGCCTGCTTTGACAGCCGCATATTTCAGCGTCCCAACTGCCGGTCTCACCGCGGGTTTCTTTTCTTCCGTCTTGCTGGAACTACGTTCAGAAGCAAAGTTCTTTTCCACGACTTCTGCTTTTTGACTCGTTTTGGGTCCGCGATCTGATCCTGGTGCGGTAGCCTTCTTGAGAGGAACGATCTCTCTCAGTGCTGCTGTAAAGTGACTGCTTTCGAGCTTTCGATGGTTTTCCACATTGTCTTCTCCTTTGATGGCAAAACTCTCGCAAAGATTGAGGGCAAGCAGATCGTCTCCATCCTTATCAAGATATGTCCATTCTTCCGTAAGTAGTTCGACGACACGCGATTTCTGAAAGTTCGTCATAGCTTTGCCACTTTTGTTCAACAAAACTGGTCCTGTCGAAGTGACTACCGGTACTATCAAATCTCCCTCATATTTGTAGACCAGTCTTTCCTTCGACTTGAGACCGAACTTCTTCACGACGAGATCGTGTATTTCTCCCTCGGTATTGGCATAGTACAGAAAGAGTCGCAAACCAGCCAGGTAGAATTCTTGGCCGGTAGTCTGAGATGCCAGCTCGGTTCGAACTGCGGCAAACACATGTGCTGATTGATGCTTGATGCCGTCAAGCAGGACTCTCCTCCAGTTCTCTGTTCGCAATTCTGGCGGATTGGAAGGAACATAAACTTTGTAGGTCTTTCCTTTCGGCACCGTGACCCCATCGAATTCATTTTCTGAATTCAAGCTTTTCGGAACAGCGAGGATGAAATCTGTCGCTTCCGACGATTTCAGAATTGCTTCTACGCTCCCGACATCAAGATCGACCAATCGGCGTTCGAAAGGAATATACAGTTTGTCCAAAACGGCCGCTGCAATCGTTTGCGCCAAAAACTCCAGCTTTACCGCATCAGTTATGGTTTTAGTTTTAGTTGCCATTTCAGGTTTAAAACAATCTGAACAAAAAATTACAAATTCAATTAAAGAATTCAGTTGTTATCGTGTTCAAACACTTAGTAGCTATGAAGATTACTGCTTTCCGCATAGCTCTCGTGGTTATTATAGTAGTAGCCATCCTGATCATTATTCATGCTGCCTGGACGCTGGCCCAAGCGAATCGAACAGTAGGAGATACTTGTGCTTGCAGTGGTGTGACAGATATGGATCTCTACAATCTCAAAGTGATGTCTGTCTTCATGTTGCTGATAGGAATCGGCCTTCTGATTTATGGTGTTGTCATGATTCTCCTTCCGATGGAAGAAAAACGCCACATCTTCATGGAACGCGAAGGAATAACTGAGAGGAGGACACGTCGCTCACTTTGAATTTTTCAGTGACATGCAAACAATCTTGATTCTTGTCGAATCGTGATTTTATTCAAAGAAGATTGTACGATGATGTCCAGTTTTCCATACTACGAGCGTTCCTATTAACCAACCAATTAGTGCCGCAACTGTCGTACAAGCGATTTGCTTGTTATCTCTCTCGAATTTGTGCCATGATTGTGTCAGCAAGATTACGATGTAGAGCCAAGCTATGGAAACATACATGTAAGTGCACATGCTTTGCTTAGAGAATTTCGCCAAGACAATCGCCATGATGAAAGAAATGACGATCCATTTGATATCCAAGCCGCTTATATGTTTTGACATTGAGAGTTTTCTGTTTTGACTAGAAGACTCCTTTCAGAGACAACATTTTGTAGTTTCTGGAAGAGGCAACCTTTTGCTCGATCCACTTCGAAACTCGGAGAAGAGAATGGTCGTCAATGTGGAGAGTCTCCAAGTCTCCACACCAGGCTGGAATCAGAACGTGATTCAAGGGATCCTGCTCGCAAGCCCATACGTTATCATCGAAAAGTAAAGTCCTATTCGGATCGATGTTTCCAAGCTGGTTGTAAAGTTTGGTGAGAGGTTTTTGGTAGATTTGTTGTCCACTCTCTTCGTGAAAAGTACGCACGCAATCTTTTTTGCTCCAGATGAAGTCAGGATTGAAACCTCTCGAGATGAAAACTTCCTCCACAATTTCATTCACGTATGGTCCAATTCCGGCGCTCCAAACTCCTACCAAGTCGAAATGATTATAGCATGCATGAAGAAATTCGTCCGTGTAAGGACGGCGAGTTCCCCACATGAAATCCACATCGAACTTAATGTCGATTAGACGATTCGTCGCATTTGGTCGTGACTCTCCTTCTACAACGAACCAATCATGTTCGTCTCCCCAAATGTGAACCATGGTGGAATCCAAATCGATCACCGAGCACGACCTCATTTATGGTCAGAAGAAAAAACTTTGTCGTCTCGGGCAGAAAAATCTGCGAGGGATTGTTTACTTCTTCTTGGCATTTCTACTTCTGATCTTGAAGACATTGCTTGCCGCAGGTTCCATAGCATCCTCGTTTGTTGCCTCAATGCGCATATACATGGGATTCCTTTCTTTCCTCTCTCTAGTCACTTCTTGACTTGTCACTGTCTCAAAAGTGTGCTTCGACATGGGACCAAGTTGTTTTCCATGCTTCCTCAACTTTTGCCAACGTATTTTGTCGGCCATTTAGCAAACAAAGAGATTATTTTTACGACAAAGTTGTTAATCTTAGCGTCTAAAACGCGTCAATTCTTTTTAGAGCACGATGCTCAAGATGGTGGCCAACTTTCTCCTCGGAATGCTTGTCATCTCTGGGTGGAGAAATTCAATCACGACGGAAAACTCATCGGCACTCATTTTGTAGAGAGGACATCCTCGCAACTTGATTGCTGCTGTGAGTTTGCCGATAGCAGCACTGTCGCCCAAACCGCACAAAACAAAGGTATCACGAATGAGATCTTCTTGGGTGATGACTGGAGGAGTCGATGTGCACGTTTCCGCGGGGATAGTTTTGGTAACCTGAGCGGGAACCTCCTGACCCGCAAATTGTCTCAAAATTGCCACCATGCTTTCTGCAGGAGTCGGTCCTTGGTTGGCAAGAACGCGAACCAGTTCGCTGAAAGCAGTCAAGCTGTTCGACTCCATTTTCGCTCTTTTCTTGATCCAAAAAGATCAAAAATGCTTTTCATTTCGCTTTGGCAACTCTTTTCCGGATCGCTCCAAGTGAAGGGAATTGTTTTGGGTCTCCTGATTAGAATATCTAACTCACGATCGGAGAGAGCGGAAAGATCGGCGAATTTCGTGATCGTGGTTCTCATGGTTGAGACAGATGTGTCCGAAATTATGACACCAGCAAGTCTCAACACCATCATAATTCTGATGTCATTCTTTTCCACAATGTCTGGGAAACCATAGCTCTCTGTTGGACGTCAAATCGCCGCAACAGAGACCACGCGGAAGATCAAAAATATGGCCTTCATTTGATTGAATCGTCGCACAAAAGTGCGTTAATTCATTTTTACTCAGTGTTCATACTCAAGAGTGCTGCTGCCTTTCCTCCGTCGTAGTAAACTATCATGACCGCATTTGGATCGACTATTTTCATCTTGCTTGCTTGCAACTGAACTACAGATTCCGGATCAACATGGTTTGGACAATTGTAGCCAAGGTTGACCTTGTTTTGTTGCCAGTAGGAGGACAACGTTGCGGCACGTGAAGAATCGCCGTCAGTCACGTTTTGTACCAGATAGAGGCAGCTCACTTCATCATCTTCGTAGAGATAAAAGTACGGCGTTCTTTTGTCAAGGAACATAGCATCTATTTTTCTCACCAGGGATGACTTTGCGTTCACTTGCATCTTCATCTCGGCTATATAACGATCCTGCGAAGTGAAGATCTTCTGGTTCTTGCCGTGGGTAGTAAAATCTGCATCAGTCACGTGAAATTCCTCCAAGTAAGGAGGGAAGCCGATCACTTTTGTTGGAGTTTTGTACACTTTCTGGAACTTTCCTTTCTTCTCGACGACTTCATAAAGTGCTCTCTCCTCTCCTTGCACAACTCTTTCGAAAGTGCGCATTCTCCTGAAGAAATTATCGTGCAAAGCATAGGAACTGCAACGAATCTTCTCTTCGCTGAAAAGGGTAGGAAAATTGATGATGAAATGACGTAGCAGACTGTTGAAGCTTTCTTCGACTTCGACTGGTACTAAATGAGAACCTCCAACTACTGTCATCTTTTGATCACTCTCTTTCACTACAACATGTTGGGCAAAGAATTCGTCCACGCTTGAATCGGCCGTTCCATTGAGACGATCCTCGGGACGAGTATGCTCGAGATAAAATTTGATGAACAACCTCTTTGTCACCTGGAGTAAAACTGCCATCACTCGACGCAAACGGGATTGCTCCTGAGTTGGAGTTTCGATTGTCGAAGGAGTGTAGGGAACGTCGAAGCGAACTGGAGTGTAACTGTCGCTCCAAGGAATGGGAACCACTGGTATGAAAACATATAGTTCTCCGATGAAAGTCCACACTCCAGCCAACTGACCGTCTTTTGGAGTGTACTTCAGATCCTTCTTTCCGTATTTCTCGATGAAAGTCTGAACGTCGGAATAAGAAGTGGCCTCGATTTCTCCCAATGGCTTCTCAGCAAGGGGTTCCAAAGGTTGTATCAAACACCAGACACCTAGATCCCCGACGAGACGAATTTTGACAGCTCTGAGTTTGTACAAACTGTCTAGCTTTTGCGCCATCACTGATTCGCGAAAAGTGTCAGTCAAGTCGATCTTAGTGTTGGTCGAAAGGTCTGTCGAAATTGTTTGGACAAGTCGCCACTGAGATCCGCTCTCCAACGCTTGACAATGCGGTTCCACCACGATGTTACGAGTGATGAAATCTACTGCCTTCTCCAAAGAGTTCATAACTGCTTCGTTAAAGCGATACTTGGTGATATTCTCACTGATTGCACCTGCGATTTCGCACTGATAGTTGCGATTAACTTTGGACTGCTGGGGCTCCAGTTTGAGTATGAGGATGCAATCATTTTCGTGGTGCCTTTTGGATCGTGTGTAAAATCCTTTGTGTGGAGGAGCTTCGATCACCAGTTCCTTATCGTCGTTCGCTACAGCAGTGAAAATACCTACCTTAAACATTTCTTCCAAAGCTCGATAATGACGAGAAGGATCGAGAAAGACATTCGGATTGATCAAATCGGCAGCAACTATCTCAACCGTGCTATCAGGATTTTCTTGCATGCAGGCAATCGCGTATTCTCCCAGTAGAGATCTGATATTCTCAACAACTTGATCGGCATCAGGTTTCGTGAAGATGCTGCGAAATGAAACTTCTTCTGTTTTCCATTCGATTGCATAAAGTAGACAATGAAGGAAGGAACTTTGAGAACGACGTACGCCCAAACGTTTAATCTTGTCGGTTTGCAAGTATCTCATGATGCTACCAAACACGGGTCCCGACCTTCCCGGATCGAGTATCTTGAGCGTTTTGAGATCTTCTTTGATAGACTTGACGACTTCTGGTTTGTACACGGTGATTTCCCAACCTTTGCTTTTGTTGATTAGTAGATCGGATGCACTTGCTTGACACTTCGGGAGCAGAGGGTGAGTTTTACTGTTCGGACCCGGATTTGGTACCAGAGTGATATGAGGTTTGGCATCAGTGGTGGTCGTGTAGTAAACAATGAGTTGTCCTCCTGTCGCCGGATCGATTGAGGGAAGTGTTTGCATTTCGTCTTTCATATTGACGACTCCGACTGGCCAACGAATGACGTCACGACCCATGGCCTCATATTTTGAGATCTCTTCGGGGCGAATCGGCTTCACTTGAAGATCAGGATCTGGGGCAATGGGACGAGCATAGTTGGCATTCCACCAGACGCCAGGATCGGCATAACGCAAGAGCTTGATGTTGGGAAAATCTTCTCCTTCTTCTGTAAGCTTCTTCAGTTCTGAAAGAGGCTCGACCCTTTTGCGCTCGACATTGAAGAAAGTATTGTGAAACTCTCTGAGACGATTGTATTCCTTCGCGTACTTAGCAAATAGTTTGAGAGTGAAGAAACGAAGCAAGTCATACTGTTCGAAATTGCGTGCCGTAATAGTGACGACGACAACTTTGTCTCCCTCCATGATGGCATCGTAAACGCCATTTTTCTTAACCAAGCGTGTAGTTGTTTTCACATCTTCTTGCAGAATCTTGATCGACGTTTGGCCCAGCAAGTAGGCATGAAACTTGATGATCTTCTTGAGCGTCCAAGGATTCTCCCTTTCCTTGAAACGCAGGAGAGTCGCCGCGGTGACATCGGTATATAAAAAGTGCATGAAAAGATCCTTGTCCAGTTCGAGGCCAGGAATGATAAACTCTTGAACCAAAAAGTCCGTCTCCTCTTCGACCAAAGATGCTTGATAGCCTCCAGACAAACTTTGGTTCAGTCTTTCTATCAGCGTGTCGATATTTCTGGTCTTAAGATCGACTGATAACTTGTTGAATCGGACCGTGTTCTTTTTGTACGAGTAAGCAACTTGCACATAGTCTTTGGCGGTAGAATTCTCTATGTCATCACCGATGAAAACGAACAGTATGATAGAGTAGGATTCTGCTGCTTCGAGCCATCCGTACTTATGGTAGAGTTGCAAGTCTTGCTCATTCGTTGCGTGCGCTTTGAATAAACGTTTTCCCACCGATGAGAACTTATTCTTGCCCGTCTTCATTTCATCCATGTTGGAGACGCAGAAAGGAACAAATCTGTTCACACGAATTGCGTCAAAGATGGCATATTCCAGTGATTGAACGTATGTCACTACTTTCTCATCCTTCTTGAGATACATGGAATAAGAAATAGTTCGCAGCGAATCGTCAAAAGCAGGTACATCGACCAAACCCGCAGCCGGATCCAAATAGTTCTTTCCAATCAGATTCAGCACTCGTAGATTGATGTCCTGCGAACGGAGACCCAATCTGAGTCTATTGTTGAACTGAATGGCGCTTTCCACGATCAACTTCTTGCTAAAAACAGCGTCAGTATCATGATCGAAATCAACGACTGGGACGATGTAGATATCTAGAAGTTCCATTAGTCCTCTTACGATGACATTGGCTGCTCCTTTCTTCAGAATGTCAAAAGGAGGCGGTTTGTCTTCCATATTCAGTCCGGTACTCAACCAAATGATAGCGACATCGAGAATATTGATAGGAGAAGAATCTGACTTTCTCTCGTATCCCACTCCGGAATATTCTTGCCATATGCTTTTGAAAGTCCTGAGTTCGGCTCCGGCCTCTTCTTTGGAGAAGTTGACGAGGGTAAGAATACTTTCAGGTAGATATATTTCGAGCTCTTCTGGTCGCCCTTCCTCCGGGACACCTGCAAAAGCAAAATCTATCTTCTCCTGAGTAGTCTCATAGACATAATCGATGAGACGATGATCGCCTTCGGTCGTGTACCTTTTGAGAACTTCGATGCGATGCCTGAGTTTCTCCTCAGTAGTCTCCATTTTAGAAACAACTCTAAAACAATCGAAATTTCAAATGTCAATTTATTTTTGGAGTCTTCAGTTCTCAAAATCATTGCTACAAATTGTAGCCATAGAACTGACGATTTTGTTTTTCGTCTTGCAAAAACAAAATGGCTCAAGACAAGAGCAAAATTATCGCTCTAGCAAAGAACTTCAAAGATGAAGTTCTTTTGCCTCTCTCTCAGGAAGGACTTTTGGAAGAAGAATTGCTGGACGAAGCGTTAGAAGTATATTTGGGCCAGTTGGTTGAGCACGCCAGTACAGATAGACCCGTCATCATCAATGAAAATGGAGAATGGAAAGAGCTACATCCTTTTCTCGCTGGTCCTATCATAGTAGGAGGAGTTTCTTGGCCAACTATTGAACACTACCGGATCGCTTCTGCTTACTTCGGCGGTGACCAAGACTTGATCGACAATATTCGGGAAGCAAAGAATCCCACCATTGCTCACAGAAGGGCAGAAAATGCCAATGCGCAAAGCGTACATAAGCGTTTCGATTTCGATGACACAAGAGATTCCGAACTGAAGACTGCCTACATGTTATGGCTTCATGCAAATCCAGATCTCCTCAAAAGATTGAAAGCTACTGAGAAAGCCAACATCGTACTAGAGCAATTCAACGATTCTTACATGGGTATAACAAAGATAGGAAAAGGGAATAATGCAGTTGGTAAGATATTATCACAGCTGCGCGTCGAACTCTAATAAATCAAGATGTTTAAACATCCTGATTGCAACAAATGACAGCGCGTCTGGCGTGAAAAATTACATTTCTTTCTTAGTTTCGACCTGAAAGAAAATGGAGGAAGAGGAGGAAGAAAACGAGATTCTGGTGGAGAAATACCTTGCAGATTTCTCGGCTTTGAGTCAATCGGCCATAGATTTGTTGAACGAGGTCCTGTCACCGTATGACAACCCCGATACAAAAAGGAAGGCTCAAACTACTAGGCCACAAATACCATCATACGTCTACAAAGGTTCCATCAAGGATCCACAAGATTTGCAGAACAGAAGCGCAAACGGTTTGTTTACCTACAAGTCCGGCCAGAATCGTCTTCTGGTTACCGCAGAGACACAAAAATCGATGCTCCAACTTTCGGGAGTCAGGGGCGCCACTAGTCTTACTCTTGAAAGGAAGAACGCTATTCCATCGAAGGGCGGAAAGAAGGGAACGTCTGGTCAACCTAGCGTGACAGATGTCTTGAAAAAGGCGGTCGAACTAACTGCCGAGTTTCGAGAAGTTGAGGCTCCCAAACCGAAGAAGAAAGTAGTTCAAGCAGTTCCGGAAAGGAAGACCACTAGCACGGTTCCAGTCATGACCACTGCTTGCGGAGAGGAATTCGATCCGAACAGATGTATGGTGGGAGCAAATGGAGTCTACTCATGGCAAAAGGTGAAAGAATTTATGGAAGCATATCATCTCCACCAACCCACGATCAAGACCGAAAAAATAGGGGGAGCCGAATTTACCACTTATTGCGATATCTTGAGGACTCACTGGACTCGCTACATGACTGCTTCTCTGGTGGACGCTTTTGGAGACGTGGTTGTTGGCAAAAGTAAGACTCCCGTTCTTTCCCGCAAGCAACTCGAAAGAATGGCAGAGGAGAATTCCATCAAGATAATCGCGAAGATGACCGATCAGGCAATCGCACATCTACTCATCAGAGTCATGGTGATTAATCTATTGACTCTCGACGCTGTTGAATATGGTTTGGGGAAAGCAGCAGAACCGATTGTAGACTCTTTGTTGGCAGGAAATCTCAACTTGAGTGAGCTAAAACCGAAGACAAGATTGGCCGTGATCATGTTGGCAAGTCGCTTCAACAAAAAGCTCCTCGACCATATTGGGCTACAAGAAGATGAAAAGCTTGACAGCGAGTTCCAAAATTTTCAGCAAGGATTGCTTAATCTTCGCTTGAGTGTGGAAGGACTTAACGCACAACAGAGTGCAGCAGTTGTGTCTAATCTAGCCAAAACCGTTCCGAGAAAAACGGTCGTTCCCATGGCAGACAAAAAGTCAGATCTTGCTGATATAGTCAGCAAGATCGAATTCTCTGAAAAACCAGGAGGAGTCTTCAAGAATTTCGCACGTGTCCTCGAGTCTACTGGCATTTTGGACACAATATCTGCCAGCAAGCAACCTCTGACAGTCCTTATCATTCCAGACAAGGAATTGGGCGTAGTTCTCGGTAAATTGAAAATCACTTTGGAGAGATTTATGGCACTTCCTTCGCTACCCAAGGCGTTACTCTCAATGATTCTCAAAACTGAAGAACTCAAGTCTGGACAGGTGGTAGCTCTGGATGGTAGTAAATATGATGTCAAAAAGCTGAAAGGCAAGTTCACGATCACTGAAACTATTGGAAGAGTATATGCTTATGTTCCTGAGGAAGCAAATGTTCAATCATCCGGTGTCAAATTCTACGAGTCGGACACCGTGTTCTGCGGATCACTGATTGACAACATCAAGGAAGAAGCAGAGGAGAAAGAAGTTGTCACAAAGAACGAAACTCCTTGCGAAAGAATAGTGTCCTCGTACAGGAACAAGAAGACAACAAAAATGCTCACCATGTTACTCGAAAGTGGTGGAGTTTTTGGTACCGCACATAGCACAACTGTCGACGAACTGAGGAGCAACATGGCTGCCACAATCAAGTCCATTAATGCAACAAAGCAGTTCTCACAAATCGTGGACGAAGAGATGGCTACTTATCTCATCAACTTGAGGGAAGCTCTTGAGAAAGGCAGGAAAATCAATAAAATCTTCAATCCTTCCTTCAACTTGAATGAAGTTTCAGCTACTTGCAAAGCTTTCAAAGATCTCCTCAGTGGAAATACTATGCCCGCCAAGAAGGTCCCAGAGAGGAAACCAGCCCCGAAGCCCGTTCCCAAAAAGAAGGAACCATCTCCGCCGCCAGAAGAATCAGAAGAATCAGAAGAACAAGATTTGAATGATCTTTTTGACGAGCTGCTGAAGCTCGGTTTCGAAAAATTTGTCACCATACTTGAAGCCTCGAACGTAGACATACCCGGGGAAGGAAAGATCGTCGTTTTTGCTTTCCCAGATGGAGTCATTGATGAATTCCTGAGCGACCGCGATATGTCATTCGATGACTTGCTCGATAATCAGAATATGGTTGATGCAATCAAGCTCGCACACAGTGTCAAGACTTCAAGCGATGGTCCATACCTTATGGGTGACGGAAAGACCGAATTTGAGGCAGAAGCTGAGCCTCTCTATGAGGATGAATATCTTCTTATCTACTCTACTGAAGACGTGAGATTCGAGGAAGAGACAACAGAGGAAAAGCCCGCCGTCAAAACGTTGCCTCCCAAGGAGAAAGGCAAAGCTAGCAGCTGCCAGAGAATCATGAATATAATGCAGATGATGAACATGAATTTCGGCACGATGGGAGAATTCTTTGCCGACGAAGCGGTAAGTCCCCTGTCACTATCCGAGATGTCACCAAAAGAATTCGGAGAAGAATACATCGACAAACTCGCTGACCAATCACGTTTAGATCTAAATGATGTCTTTGATGCAAACTTGACTGCTTACATACTTAACGCCACCAAAGCCTATCAGATCGGGATCGAGGGAGAGAAACCAGAGGATTACAGCAAATTGCCTTTCGATTGTAACGGCTGGGGCAAGTTGGAAATTGGTCATTTTCAACATAAGATAACAGGAAATGTGGCGAAGGTTGCCCATTCTGTTGTTACCAAGAGTCCACCAAAAGTATTCACTTCTGACGAAGACTTTCCCTCCATTGTTGGGAAAAAGGGAAGCACAGTTGTTGCCAACATAAGAGTGCAAGGAAAAGCTCCTGTTAGCGAAACAGTGGTTTCACCATTGGTGAAAGCTGTTGCGGAAGAAGAAGAAGCAGATTTGTAATAAACGTAATGATCAAAAGATCAAAGCGAATTGAATCCTAATTTGTACGATAATTCAGTCTCTAAAGTTGCTTTTGCGAACGAACTGTTTGTCCGCAAACAATGGAAGAACAAGTAGTGGCCAAAGATGTTGCCATTTTTCAACCAAGCAGAGATTTCGATATGAAACGATTCGAGGTCATCATATTAGACATGATACCTCTCAGTTGGCGTATCTTGATGGATAATCATGAGAAAGAGCTGCGAGATGTCGCCACTGTCTTGAAAAGATTGGCAATGGTAGAAAAGCAAGTGATTTGTCCCCAGCCTTGGAACATTTTCCGTGCTTTGTCTCTCACTCCTTGGTACGATGTGAAAGTCGTCATTATTGGCCAAGATCCTTACCATCAAGTCGATGGTGGCATTCCTTCAGCGACAGGATGTTGCTTCGAATGTAGGGAAGGTGATCCGATCAGAAAGTCTCTCGAAAATGTGTTCATTGTTCTCAAAAAGACGATTCCAGGGTTTGAGATGCCTGCTTCAGGAGAATTGACAAAATGGTCAACGCAAGGAGTTCTTCTCTTAAATGCAACTCTTACTACCAAAAGTGGCATTGCTAATGAACATGCAGACATCTGGCCGTTCTTCGCTATGAGAGTTCTGCAATTTCTCAGTACGATGGTGAAAAATGTGGTCTACTTGCTCTGGGGTGGTCCAGCAAAGACATACGCTAAGTACATTACTAAGAGTACCAACCTTGTTTTGACTGCTTCTCATCCAGTTGCACAAGGAAGCTCCAACACTTTTCTCAAATGTAATCACTTCAATGAAGCTAACGATTATCTCACGAAGTACGGAAAGAAAGCAATTGATTGGAAACTCACCTGATATCTCGCAATGAGAAAACAAATTACAAGATCTATGAAGATCGAGTGAAGATATCATAATATCCTTATGAGGATGACACAGCATTGACCAAACTTGGTAAAACAAGTGTCTATCAAAACTCTAGCGAAGAGAATTGAAAAGAGAGAAAATGTTATCAACACTGTAAAAGGCAACATGGAAGAACAGACTTGCTACGGAGTTCCAGCATCATCAGTTCAGTGTGCAAAACTACTCTCTTTACTGGGCGTAGGCATTCTGGGCGATCATGAGAAGTGGAAATTCGTGGGACAATGTGTTTATAACATTCTGGGAGCTAGTGGACGCTCTCTTTTCGAGCGTTATACTCCACAAAAGTTTCAAGCAGAATTGGAGAACTTCTGGTCTGACCTCCAGAAAACCAAACACGGTCTTGCCGCTTTGAAAGTTATGGCCAAGCGAGCAAATCGATCTGGATTAGATTTGTGGATGAGAGAAGTAGTTCACGATGCTGCTGCAGGATCTCTGGTTGCGTATGCTGGTATGACAGAAATTGCCGACTTGGCGCGATTTCTGTTTGGACACGAGTTTGTTTGCAGTGATGCCAAAGCTCAAGAATGGTGGCATTTCAATGGGATAATCTGGGAGAAGTTGAGTGCCGGTCATTCGATGAAACAGAAGTTCTCACGCGAATTGTCTCCCATTTATCTCCAACTTTTAATCGAGTTGGAGGGAGTTAGAGATAGCGAAGGGATTAATCCTCTGATCAAAAGATGCACGGAAATTACGAGAGGACTCAAGGAACCCGGATTTAAGAGCGTTCTGATGCAAGAATGTGGGGAAACTTTCTTTATCAAGGATTTCTACTCCAATTGCGACGAAGATCATTACTTACTGGGGTTGCCAAATGGCGTCTATGATTTCCACAAGATGATTCTGCGAGATGCTTATCCAGAAGATATGATCACTTTGCAGATGGGCGTTCCTCTTGATGAAGGTCTCAGTTGGGAACATCCTGATGTCAAGTATGTGATGGATTTCTTTCGCAAAGTACTCTACAAACCTGATCTCATTGATTTCTGCCTCAAGCATACAGCAACTTGTCTAATGGGTGGCAATACCGATAAGCTCTTCGTCATGAACATCGGTCCGACCGCACACAATGGGAAAACCACTCGTGCCGCTTTGGATCGCTTCACGTTTGGAAAGTATTCGGGCAAGTTACCTCTCGGAGTGTTGGTAGGAAAGACTCCAGATTCGACCACAGCCGATCCCGCTTTGGCAGGCACAAAAGGAACCAGATTGCAACAACTTGACGAGTCCAACAAACTTCAAGAGTTTAATGCAAGTTTCCTCAAGAATAACACAGGCAATGATGAAATCTGGTGTCGTCCTTTGTACTCGAATGGTTTTCACATGATTCCACAGTTTACGCTCGTATTGTATGGCAATGAACCGCCAGGATCGACATCATCTGGAGGCGATGCCGGTATGAACGAAAGAACTGTCTGGGTTCCTCACGATTCGCGTTTTACAATGGATGCTCCAGATGATGAGGCCGAACAGTGGAAAACTAGAACGTTCAAAGCGGATCCTCACATCAAAATCGAGCTGCACAAACGTGCCCACGCATATTTATGGCTTTTGTTTGAATACTTAAAACGCTACAAGGCGGAAGGATTGAAGAAACCTGATGAAGTTCTGGAGAAAACACGTCTCTACCAATATAAGAACGATATTCGCAAACAATTTGTTGACACTTTTGTCGAAGTGACTAATCGACATGCTGACTACGTAGGTTCTTCAGATCTTTTCTCAAGTTATAGAGTATGGTATGGCGAGTGTTTTCCTGATCGTAAGGGCAAGATGGGAAGTCGAGAAGATTTCGAGGGAGATCTTCTGCGTATTCTCAAGATAAGTCCAATTGGAGGAGAGAAACGCTACCACGGGATCAAACTCAAGACAGAAGTTAGGGTTTTCGACAGAAGCAAATAAAGACGACCCTCTTTGTTAGATCAAAAGTATTCAACTGACTCGACTTCGAGAAGTCTTGTCGACGAGGCAAAGTATTTACCACTTTGATGGCAACTTGGGTTTTCCTGCGTTGCAACCACAGTCAAACTTGAGAATTCCGCGAGAATCTACATGGTATGGATTCTTGTTGCAACCGCACATTTCCTGCCGACTACGACAGTTTTGTTGAACTGTCGCAGGATTGTAAGGAACACCTGCATCACTCAGGACTTCTACGATTTGTTCATAACTGAGAGGACGAGACATGTTTATGACGAAATAAAAGATTTTTTAGCTAAAGAGGATGGTGCATGCCCGCATCATCGTGATCATTTTGGTCGTTCTGATTGTGATTTGGCTTGTGGTTCATTTTTCTCGCCGCAAGAACCATGATGATCACGACGTTCCTCACGACGGAAATCATCATGTCTCCAAATCCAGTTGGACTACTTTGAAGGTACCTTCGAAACATCTTACCATCAATGATGCCATCGCATATGCTGTTCAAACTGCTCGACCTGACTCTCACTATCGAATCATCTTGGAGACTCAAGGTCCGCACGTGTTTGATGGAGTGCGATATTCATCACACGATATCGAACGTTTGAATATTGAGGCAGCATCCAGTACAGATCACATGGGAATGTATTATGGTCATCTCGCTGGAGGATTCTCAATGTTTGGCGATAAGGGCGAAACTAATCTCGCAGTTTCCGGCACCGGTCCATTCAACTTGGCACTATCAGGAAGCAATACCGTTATCACTGTGACCGGAACAGAGATCGACTATCCGTATGGCTTTGGACTTGGTTGCTTGGAAACTCCCGGTTGGGTAGTGGGAGCACCACCCAGTGTAGTTTTGGGAAAATCGCCGAATTTCACCACGCTCAAAACTAGTGATAGTATCAGGTGGTTTGATGCTACTACAAACTTGGTGACAGACCATACGATCACCGGAGTTACTATCACTACAATCAGCGTGAGTCCCGCCATTCCTTCCTCACCTCTGGTCAGGGGGAGTGGCTTTTCGGTGCGCCCACGCGCCACCATTACGTTCAACCCTATGGCTCCCTTTATGCCTGAACTTGTGATCGATGGGGCTGTCAGCCTGATTGGCGTTCAGCTTTCTCCAGGTACTCCAGGCCCGATTCCCAGCCAGATTCTCTTCGATGCTAAAACCAGTGCCGACATTCGGAAATGCTTGATTCATGTCCAGGTGGCTAGCGTGGCGGGATCCGAAACGTTCGCCTACACTCCCAACACTTGGATGGACTCAACGAATGGCATTCAGCCTGCCAACATTGTCATGAATGCTGCTGGATCATTCCGAGGATTCTGTCAGAACTTCGTGGGACCAACTGCTGGGATTGCTGGCTATGGAACTGGTGTTAGCACGTGCTGCTTCGGCATTTGGATTAACAACACGCGAGGAGTTTATCTTCGCGCCAATAGTCACTGCAAGTTCGATCTGGGTGAGTTTATTCGATGTGCGACAGGAATACACCTCGATGGAGCAAATGGTTGTCAAGCAGTTTGGTTCACAAATTGTGGAACTGCAATGCTTCTAGAGAACGGATCGAGATATCACAACGTCAAAATCATTGAATTTGCTCCTTTCCCAGATTTTCCGATCGTCATTGATGGTCAGGGAGCTGGAACTGGTCTCGTCTTGAGAAACAATTCGCAGTTGTACACGACTCATCTCAGGTTGGCTGACGTTCCTTTCCAAGCTTATACGGACGGTGGTGGATTCGGCATTCCATCCGGTATTATCAACACTTCGACAACCGTCTCGAACTTAGGTACAGGAACAGTTGGATCACTTCTTTCGAGCATCGAATTCAACAACAGTTGGGTCTCTAGTACCGAATGTTGAAAAACAAATCACGTGTCATATGGACACAAGATTACTTCACTTGATTTCTTTCAAAGCATTAACATAGCTATACCGAGAGAATAAAATGAGCAATTTCCTGTACCAAACAAATTGGGACTCGTGGATTCTCATATGTCTCCAACTTTTTGTTACATCCTCTGAAGCGAACACATAGTCTGCCTCAGAATCTCTCAGAAAGATGCTCAGAGGACCCAAGCCTTTGACAACAACACTTCGTGACATCAAGCTCAAACCGAGAGTATCGTCTTGTCTTGACATAAGATTCCTGACAGCCTTGAAACAAGAAATATGATTGATGTGACCGGTGATTCCATAATTGTCAAATGTGATGATGGTCTGAATTTTGTGCTGATTGACAAAACTAGTGACATCCCTAGTTGTTTCTTCAAGATCCCAGACTTCTTGACGACCATCTTTGTGCTTTTTGATTTCGACATGTGAGCGAGGAATGTTGAAAGTAGCAGCACTTTCGTATAATTCTTCTGTTCTTATGATGCCCAAACCTTCGTGATCACCTTCCGTGAGACATAGGATGAAGACTTCTTTTCCCTCGTTCTGTAAAATCGACATGGTGGGACGAAAGAATATCACTTCATCGTCAGGATGAGCGATCACTAGCAGAAATCTATCGCATCCTTCTGGCAATCTAGTGTGAATTCTTTGTCTGTAAAGTATGATAATCGAGATTATGATCAAAATCGTCACCACAATGATCACTGTTTGTATCTTCATGAGTTCTATCTCATGAAGATACAACTAATTTAAAATAGAGTTCTAAAATTTCGAAACAAATAGTTTAAAACTAGAAGTACTGGCATGGATGCTGATAGGTTGCTCAGATGGGGCATTCATGTTTCTTCAGATGGACAGAATTTGGCCAAACTTGCTAAAGAAATCAAAGCAAACGGAATGTCATGCTTTCAGATTTTCTTTGGTGGAGCAAAGTCGGATGTGCGTAGGAAGCTCAAGCTTGAGGAAGCAGAAGAACTTCGCACAGTGCTTCAAGAGGAGAACATCAGTTTTAACACCCATTTTCCATACCATTTGAATCTCTGTCGCGACGAAGTTGATTTGGGCGGCCTTCAAACCGAGATCGATCGAGTTGGATCAGTCGGTGGCAGAGTCGTTGTCCATACCGGTTCTTGCGTCCATGGCAAGCATGTCAATCGAGATTTGAGGACAGTTGTGGAAGCACATTACGCAAACATCTCGTCCGAAGGCAAATCAACTAAGTTCATTCAATGGGAAAACGATTGGAAGCAAGGTGCAGACACTCTGATCAAGCATATGAAGTCTCTGGAGTTTCCAAAAGTTGGAAACTCCGAGGCGGGGAACATAGTTCTTCTTTTGGAACCTCCCGCCGGTGAAGGCAAGAAGCTTGGATGGCATCTCAAGCAAATTGAGTACGTTTTTGCCCAAATGCCTCCTCAAGTGGGATTCTGTCTGGACACTTGTCATGCTTTCGCTGCTGGCGCTTGTCGATTTTCCTCAAGTGCGGAAGTCGAGCTCTTCTTTCAGAACCTCGGAAAGGCACTCGGAGGAATCCACAAGTTGAAGCTCATTCACCTCAACGATTCTGAAGGCGAGTTTGGTAGCATGAAAGATCTCCATGCTTCTCTCACGTTGGGAAAGATTTGGAGCAAGGAGGAGAATCTTGATGGACTCGTTTCAGTCTGGATGATTGCCAAACGACACGGAATTGATATCGTCTCGGAAGTTGGAGAGGAAACAGATATCAACATCATGCGAACCCTCAATGCTTGATGCGAGAAACTAACTACTAGTGTCATTTGGACACGCGTAATGTAAAATCATGATGTTTCATCAACTCGGAACATCATGATTTTACTCTGCGGTTGCTCAAATAGTCCACCTTAAAGAAGATTTTTATTATCAACATTTGTTGACATTTTGATGTTTTGGACGACCTGCCACGGGCTCAAAACGGCGATGATCAAAGTACCAAACCGAATTTGTTGCAATCGACGATATCGGGAGTTAAAATGCCGTCTTTCACCGATGTGTGGAAAACTGTGTGCGAAAGAATTGTCGAAAAGATCACTTTTTGAGGTACTGGACTCGGCAAACTCGGCCAAAACTTGTCTTGGGGCATTATTTTCCCATAATTGATGTAAATTGGATTGAACTGTCGTGAAAACAGGATTCATCAAAAAGTGATCTTAGTTTGATGCGATTCTTGTCCCCAATCGAGACTCGAATTATTCTCCCGTGCTATCTAAATAGACGCGCGCCATTTTGATTTCCTTGCTCCAAACTCTTCTAATTCTTGTCGTCGTTATTGGATCAAGAATTTCGGTTCCCTCGAGATCAAAAGGATTGAGAACGTTTCCACTCATGTCGTTTTTCGCAAAGAGAATTATGAAGTCCTCATAACGCATACAAGTATTGGAAGAGTAGAGTCCGCAAGTGGCATCATTTTGTCCGCAAGTGATGTTAATGGTCGGTTCTACTTGATTCCAACATTCGGTACTTTGTTTGAAACAAACTTTGACCTTCGCTTTGTCAATCAAGCTTTCCAAAGTAAGTTCTTTCTGCGTACCATCTTTCATATGCATTTTGACCATCAAGAGTGCAATGTCGAGTTCTACAGTTCTGGTATCGAGGATCAAACCTTTTTCATGTCTGTCCGTATAAGGATTGTCATAGATTTCCGGCCACAAGAACGAATTCATAGCTAAAGCAACGTTGATTGGATCGCTGATCATACCGACGTTATCCTTGAGACGATCTTCGAGCAACAAATCACGGAAAACCATTGAATGACGAGCAGAGTAAAAGTATGGAGCTATGTGAGTAATCATCTTTGCAACCATGCCGAAATAAACTTCGTCTCCCCTGTCTCGAGCGGCTAGGCGACATGATTCCTCTAATGTGAAAGCAATGTCTCGAATTTTGCTTGTGCTGATTTCTCTCGGAGGATGGAGAAACCTAGCAGTCAAAGACATAACCAAGATGTCCCGTGTCTTAGTCACCTTCCGAGTTTCTCTTTCCATTTTTATTTGTAGAGAAAACTTAGTTGTCTAAATCGGATCAAGATGAAGGCCGGTTTGATGATTTTGATTGTCCTTGTGATCATCGTCTTGATCTTCATACTGATATCGTCACCGACTTGCCGAAGTGTGGTCAGTGGAGTGTTCAAAGGAAAGCCCAAAGTTGACAGCAAGAAGGAACAGGTGGCGGCCAGCAATCCCGGACCAGTGATTGATCAAATTGCACAGCCTATCATGAACGGCAAGGTAGTTCCGAATGTTCCACATCCAGTTCCTCAAGAATACTGCGGACCTCAAGGACGAGTTGTTCCTCCTTCTACTCACAATCTTGGAGCACTCGAAGCTCCCCCAATTGTGACTCAAGCTGCTCATCCAGTGTCGGCCAAGAAGTTGACAGGCAATCTCTTCGAATTGCTGGATCCTTCTATCGACGTGCAGGCGGAATTTGGCATCTCAGAGGAAGAACTCATGACTCTTGCAAAGCGTTACAAAGAGCAACATCTTGATACTCCCAAACCCGAGGTCATTCGTTCTCGTCACTTGACTCGCTCTGGACTTGAGAATGCTGAGAAAGTTTCTCGCCAATCTTTCATCACTTCTGCGGGAACTGGGAAACGCGTCGATGGTGAGGAGGTTTTCACGACCGTAATGCGCGATCGTTTGCTACCAGCGAGCAATCCTTCGAAGCTTAAGGCAAAAGCTACTAAGAAACGTTGAGAGTAAATGTACGTTTGCATCGCTAGACACAATTCGTGTCATGTGATTTAACCACTGGGTCGCTACCGACCGCGTGTTTTTGTATTATGTTTTTATAGCTCGTTGTCCTCGGGGCAATCGAACTGAATGGGAATGAAGATGGGCACTTCGGGCTCATCAAGCTTCTTGGCTGCCTTGGCGACGAGATGTGCTTCTTGCTTGGACAGTTGGCCACATCTATTGACGAGTGTGACGAGTGACGCGCCATCTCTCTTCATGAGTCCTTGTAGGTAATCGGCTAGAGCCGCAATCTCCTTGCGCTTGGTGTCAGCTTGGCTTGTTCCAAGGAAGAAAACAGGCTTATACGGCTTGGCTCCCTTCTTGGCTCCCTTCTTGGCTCCCTTCGGATTGGGATCGAAGGCCCCAGCAGTGATCGCTGCCTCCTTGGCATCTCGATAATACTGCGTGAGATGCTTGATGGCACTCATGATGTAGCGATCATCGAGAGCGGGATGTTTCCCACGTTGGCGATACACCAGATACACCGAATAGATATACTCGGAGGAGGAAGCCATGTTCTGCTCCAGGTTCTTGCGCATATCTTCGATCCTTTTGAGAGCCCAGGGCTGCAGATGTTTCTCGAAGAATGGCAGATCTGTCGGACTCTTGCTGTTCAGCCTCATCCACGTGCGAACCGGATCTCCTTCCATCCACTCAAAGAGCATGCCAGTGGTATCAAGCATGTACTTCACGTTGCGGAAAGGATCGTTGGTCATGACGACTCCTCCTTGCATGATCACTTCGCACGCCTCGTCGATGCTCAAATCGCGGACTTTCTGAGCTCCCTCGATCTCGACAGCAAGATGGCCGTAAGTCTTGACAGACTGATCGAACGAATATGAACGAATGTGGACAATCACTCCGGGCTCTGCAACAATCAGATTGGTGATCTGATTGTATGGGTGACGGAAGAGAAACACGTGGCAAGTACCGAGCTTTTCCAGATCGAGCACTCGAATGCCCTGCGCAACGCATGCCTTCAAGAACGCATCCTTGGTGCGAGGACAGTCCTTATCGTTGATCCATTGACTCTTCGAACAGTCGATCTTCGAGCGAGACGCATAGAACGTCTTCGGCTTGGGCTCCTCGTAGCTCCCGATATTGATCGTGAAGACACGAATGATGGATCCTTGCAGCCACTCTCGCAGATTGGAATACTTCTCGAGATAACTGCGGGCCAAAGTTGCCTGCACAGTTTCCACAATCGGATGATCATCACTGCGACACACTATGTGAGCGCTTTCTTGGTCTCCTTCGGTGACGACGTGATAAATCACTCCGCTGTCAAAGTCGTCCACCGGACATCCCTTAGACAGGATCACCTGGAGCTCAACGCTGCCGGCAACAAGAGTCGGATTCTTTTCGCGCAAATACTTCAACCAGAGATTGCGATACTTGTGGACGACGCGAATCATGATCAGGCGATCTTTGGGCGAATCTGGGATCTTTCTCTCATCAACAATGTTGACAAGAAAGAGAAGATCCAGTTGTTGACGGTTGAGGCCAAGAATTTCGGCCAGTTGGCGAGAAATAGTAGTCATCTAAACGGCTACTTAATGACGAGTTTCAGAAACTATTTTTTCCAAAATTTGGAAACTCAATTTATCTAAAACTTCTGTCAGTCGTGAAAAACGGGATTTTCAACCTTGGGACAGTTTATTTTCTCCTCTCATTCCAATTAGTTTGAAATGGACGATTCAAGCAAGATCATTCGTCGTGAAGAAAAAAGTCCTAACCTTCCATCAACATCGCCTCCAACCGGTCAGGAATACTGTGCGTACACATATTCGCTAGTCAAGGAAGTCAAACATGGAATCTACGGAGTGTTCAAAGTGTTGTGCACTGGAAGATCAATGCAGGAAGTCGAACATATTGTCGCCGAGATGTTCAAAAAGAAGCAAATCGAGTCTGATGTCGGCTTCGTCTCTGTTCGGAGAACTGGATACTACGATTACCTCATTCCTGGTGGCAGCGAGACTAAGAACAAGGATGTAGTTCGTGTTCAAACCGGTGAATTGGTCAGGGAGATCTTCGATGATCGCAATGAAGCCAAAAAGGCAGAAATGAAGGAGATGACAGAACGTGTGGACGCTTTGCAAGAAGAGGCTGCAGGCAAAACGAAATCCATCCCTGATGACTACCAACAGTATAAGTTTTATCGCGCTCAGTGTATGATGGCTGATCAACGTTTGAAGCAAATCAAGGCCGAAACTGATCACATCAAGTCTGTCAGAGCGAAAGGACAAAAAGCAATGCAACAACTGGTCAGTCAGCATGGCAACTTTCCCCATCGTTTTGATGCCGAGGCGGAAGGAAACAAGCAATCTCACCTCGAGAAAATGGAGAAACTTGCTGCCAAACATGAAGAGGAAACTTTCATTGCTTACAGAGGCGATGTTGGTCCAGACATCGTCAAATCTGTAGCGTACGAGTAAAATAAAACTAGAGACTATTTGTCTCACGTTTTGTTACCTAAACACGAGACAAATAGTCTCTAGTTTTTAATATGTTTGTTTTCTCCTGAAAACAATGACGATGAAATCATTCGAGAGACAAAATGAGGTCTCCTTTCGCGTCCATGAAGTACAAAGCGGATGCTCCACGACAGATCTGTCCGGCACTCAACTTGATGCCAAAGAAGTCTCCGTATGGTCCCGCGCGCGGTTTGACAAGTTCTGTCACATCTTGCCTAACATCGCCTCCCATGTCAGCCACACATGAAGTCCACTTCAGAGGTCTCTTTCTGACCGGCAAAACAAGCTCATGTGTTTCGCTCCCGTAGGTGTAACTGATGAGCAGTGTGTTGGAAGCAGTTCGTGTCGCTTTCGAATGCTTTCCTGGATCAGTCTTTGGAACCAAAAGTGCGCTCAGAAGTCCAACCACCATGGAAGACTTGTGACGATCCCAAAAGTATTTCCCCAAGCCAATGCAGAAAGCGATCTCAACCAGAATCATTTTGGCGATCAAGCTTTACTCAAAAATGAGATAGCTTTCTGGATTCGCTTTGAAGCTGATGTTTTCCAACTTGACCCACAATTTATCGTAACTCGCTTTTCTAAATTCGTCAATCGTGTAAGGACCACCAAAGATATCTAAGAGCTTCCAATGAGGTGCCGCTTTGAGAATGACATCAGAACTGAACATCGCACTGAATGCGATTTTGGCATTTTGGGCGGCCTTCTCGATTCTCGGGTCTCGGGCATAGTATTGACGATTTTGTTCATCCACGATGTAAGCCCACAAGCAAAAAATACTACAAAAACTACCTGGTCCCCGGAAAGTTTTCATGATTTTTCCACTAGGCAATATCTTGCTGTCATACTCGTATGGAAGACATATGAGGTCTTCGTCGTAGGGACACTTATCCCACCAGCAATACTTCACTTTAGGCGTCTCTGATTCAAACTTGGTGAAGTCCGTGTTGGCGATATTGATGGTATAACCTTCATGAGTCTGAAAGGAATGTACCTTGATGCGAGTGGCCTTCTTTTTGCCCTTCGGTGCTGAAAACTTGGGGGGAGCTTTGGTTATTCCCACATCGCCAAGATGTATGCCATGAAGGACGAAAACATATTCCTCCATCTTTGTTTCGCTTCGAGCTTCCAAGGAAGCAAGAAACTCGATTCTCTTTTAGTTTTTCAGGAATCTGTCAACAAGTTTAGACTTGATGAAAAATCGTTTAGTTCAAAGGTAGTAAGAATTGTTACGACAATATTCGCATACCGGAATGAAAACACTTTCTGTCGGGCCGACGACATTCACTTGTCCATCCAAGGGAGTTCTCGTAATCGTACAGACAGCTGGATTTCCGTTCATACAAATTTCACACAAAGCTAGCAACTTTTCGATGTGACGAGCGTAAGGAATCAAGTCCCAAACTTGTCCGAACTTTTCTTGCTTGTAGTCTCCATCCAATGATGCCACAATGAATGACTTTGAATCGCGATGTTTGATCACAAAATCCTTCAAATCTGGAAAGAACTGAGCTTCATCCAGCACAACCACCTCCGCCTCTCTAAAAGCTGGAAGGTCTGTCAACTCAGCAAGCTTCTCAACTGTCAGACATTCGGTATTCAAACCGGAGCGCGATCTGACCACACCATCAGAACTTCGAATGTCCACTTTTGGATTCACATAAATGACCCTACAAAAGAGGGCATACTTTTGAGCATCTTGAACCGCTCTTGCCGTCTTGGCTGCCTTCATTGGACCCATATACAGAGTGACAGTGGGACGAATAATGTCCCACTTTTTGTTCGGTAACTTTTGTTGACTCAAAGCATTTCCGCCCATATTCATTCTGGATTAACTTGTTGAGACAACTTTCGTTCCACCAGAAACACAATTTTTAACTTCATTTAAATGACAACGAGGACAGTCGATTTGCCTCCCTCAGCGGTTTTCAACAGACCTCCCAGAAAGAGTCAAAAGGCTGCTAGCTCTGATAGGGTTCACTCTTTGATTCGAACTCCGCTCGATCCTGATAAGTATGGAGTGAATACTTTTGGGGTTCCCGAGGTTGCTAGTGATCGTAACGCAGTTCAAAACGGTGTGCGAGAATTCACGTCAAGCACGTGGTTGTGGATAATTGTGGTACCAATTGCAGTCTGGTTTATCATCATTCTGCTCATACCAAGTTTCGTCAAGGAGAGATCAGGACATCCCAACGAATTAGATCATTCTTCAGTCTTGTTGTGGACACTTGTGATCTCTTTGATCATCTGGATTCTCTTCTTTGGGTTCGCCAAGTGTAAGTCTTGCTGATTGGACAAGATGTCCAATCAGACAGAAAACAAGATGTTTTGACATCAAGTTTGAATTTAGCAAGGCGTATAGGATGTGCAAATCGATGGCACAGGTCCGTACGCAAAGGGATAATATACTGTGATTCCTTTGTGTGCTAGTGGCTTCGTAGTGTCATCCTTATCGGTTACAGTGGCAAGACATGTGGTGGCCGTAATGCCTGCAGTCCCTTGACAAACAATGGAGGGAGCCACTTTTGTTGTCGAGTAAGTAAAGTTGGAAGTCGGATCGTAAATGTAAGTAGGATCCGGAATGATTGATGAAGGTGGTACACAACATCCGTTACCAGCCAAATCAATCAGTCCATCCAAATTGTAGAGACTTGTTTCAACTGGTAGTTGTTGCGTAGTGATTGGAATCTTGTGAACTTGATAGACTGTCCAAAGTACGACTGCTAGTATTATCACGAAAGTAATAATGAGAATCGTTCTGGTTGATACAGGGAAATTCGACTGGTTTTGATTGTTGGCTACAACAATTGTCTGACCGGAAGAAGCTTGTGGTCCTGCCAGAAGTGGTCTTCCTGCGAAAGACATCTGAACTCCTTTCGAAGCAAAAGAATGATCTCTACAATTTCTATCAATCGAAGACAAAAATCACAATCATGAAGCAGTTCATTCTGAACCAATATGATGAGATGCCGAAGGAGGCTCTCATCACTCTCATGAAGAGCCTCGACACGGATACTTTCTTCGATGTCATGACGACTATCAAGCCGCAAAACAAAGACGGGCGACGAGAACCTTTCACGACCTACTATTGTTTCTTCGACTGGAAAGACGAAAGTGAAAGGAAACTCGGGGTCGTGTTGAGCGCCGCCAAGTTCGGCATTCCTCCATCTAACGATCATCGCAAGCCAATCATTTTTGGTATCAAGGGTCAAGTTCCACCGGCCGGAACAACCGTATGGCTTGAGTACTCGCCCGGAGCCTATTGTTTACGACAATAAGAATGGCGCTCTTGATTTCATGAGGACTTATTATAGTTTCAACGATTGTGGCTTCACATGGAACGATGTTAGGAACATGTTGGCTAACGGATCTTGTTACTACTCGAGGTACATTGTGTTGGAAGTCAAGCTTCCATAAAGCGATCTAATCTCTTTTGCTAAATTTACACGGTCTGATTAGACCTAGTGATATTATATTCAAACTCCGATTGTCTGAACTGTTGGAACCCAGTGGGCAGTCCTTTGTCCAAACACTTGTGCTACAATTTCCTCTCCGCAAGGAGCAACTTTCTGCTTGTAAATCTGTTTCTTCCTTCCGCCCGAATAATGTCCAACCACAACGTCCAAACAAATCTGGAACAAATTTCTCTTCTGCTGCTTCGTCATTTTGGAAAACAAAGCGTTGGGATGTAGTTTCGCCACGTAGAGTATTTCGCAGAGGAGATAATTTCCCAGACCAGAACACAAACAGTATTGATCCATCAGAGCATCACGTACTTTCTTCTTGGGTCCAAATCCGGAAACAGCTCTATCCCAATCAGCTTGAGTCAGGAGAAAACGACCAATGAAACCACTAGCTAACTCATCAAGTTTGTCTTGTAGTTTCTCCTGACCGAGTCCAATTTCGAACTGCCCGAACCTCAAGTTGACAAACCAAATGTCAACTTCTTCGAGAATGTCAGTGATTTCGCCATCAGTATATTCATAACGAGCGAAAGATAGCTTGATATGAGCATTCTTGTCGCCAGCTTCATTTGTCCACCAACCATCCATACCATGATGTGCAGAAAGGAAAACATCTTGACTCAACTTGATGAAGTAGTTTTTGCCCTTGCAGAAAATATCTTGGAGAGGCAAATCGAGAGCTCTTTTGAGGGCATTTAGGTTGAGGTTAGGGAAGCGATCAGAAAGTACTTCAAGTCCCACAAACTGATATTCCTCGAGCCTTGCAGAAAACAGACTCAGCAAGAAATCAACTTGTTTCAGCGTTTCCGGTCCTTCAGGCATAGTTTCGCGATATCTTTTTACAAACAATTGATTCGAAAATTGTGTTTTCTTTTTGTTACTTTGGAAGTGATCAAAACTGAGCCTCTTCTTTTTCCCATCAGGTTTACGAAAAGCAACGATGTGGTCAAACGAAGAGGAAGACGAATGCCGCCAACTCATTGTCAGAATTGATGAGAAGCTGAAAGAAAAGAATACAGAAGTCCACCAACTTCACTTGTCTCTTTATCACAATTACCTCATTTTGAGGAATTGGTCGATCTTTACTTTGATTCAAGCTAGCATTCTATTTTTCTTCAACTTTGGTCTCGGCACGATTCTTTCCATTCAAAGTATTGATTTGGCCATTCTGATTTTACTGTTCGCCAGATTCGAAGTCAGCGGAAAGAACGTCAAGTGGCAACGAGCTTTCAAAATGCGGAATGCGATCCACTCTGCTCGAGAAACTATCCAGGCAGATTTGGAGGCAGGAAAAGAGCGAAAGACTTCCTCTTGGCAGGAATATCGTACCAACCTTCCGATTCACATTCAGTAAAAACATTCGAATACCAAGTGGTATGAGAATTTTGAGATCTCGTGGAAAAACTATTTGCCTTAAATGGAGGTCAATCCTTTTCTCGAATGGATTGACCGAGCGACTGTCAGAAAGAATGGCCAAACTTTTTTCATTCCGGCTGATTCTATTCTGCCACGCATCTACAAGGTACTCGGTGTCAAGAAATTTTCTGAATTGTTGTCAGTCGAGCCATGGATAACAAATACCTTCGTGGCGCTTTGGCAGGAATCAAACTTTAAGAAACATGGAATCATCAATGATGGCAAGCGGGTTGATGGTGCTCTGATCAAAAACAGAGTGGAATTCGATGATTTTACAGTTCAGTACATCAGTGGCATGCTCTCGAAGCCTCACCTCAATGTCTTCCTTCGGCGAGCTCTCAAGGGAGACGGCGAGAATGACGACAATCCCTTCAATCAATTCGAAACAAATCAACATGTCGGACTTCCAGATGTTGCTTATTTGCCTACTCTCTACAAGGCACTCGGTGTCAAGAAATTTTCTGAAACGAAGATCACTCAGGCGAGTTACGAGAGAGCTTTCGTAGGATCGAACTTTGTCAAAAAAGACGACATCTTGAGAATCGAATATCGAGGAGAAGATTGGATCGGCATTTCGTGGCTAGATGATAGTAACTTTTATCTCGATCGGTTGCCTTCCTTGGTGGTCAGAAAGTTGGCTCGCGACATTGAAAACTTGAAGGAACGCGGAAAGGGTCTAATGCCTCTAGCCAAAGTACTACCTAATGTTTTCACTAGCATCGTTCAGCAAGATATCAGAGGAAAAGACTTGATTAGTCTCTGTCGTGCTAATGATCAGATCAACGAATATTGCAACTGGAACGATCAACAATTGTTCAAAAGTCGTCTCGTGTCTGAATTCGGAGAGAAGTGGCAACCAGGCTACCACGGTTATGACTTTCCGCGCGATCTTTACGTACAAATGCATAAGCTCTACTATGATGTCATTGTGAACGAAGATGGGGACTTTGATTTAGAACGTTTCGAGGATGGAGAGGTAAACAAGCAGGCTTACATTTTAAGATTCGTACCGGGTCCGACATGGGACGAAGATGAGGAGGAAGGTCTGAGTTACAAATTGTTTTTCTTTCCGATCGCACCGAAGCTGAGCTTTGTTACCACTGTGGTCGCGCAAGCTGATTCTGTTGAAGCTGTAGGTTTTATCCATACTGAGAACATCGAAGCTTACGTAGATGAGGCCGATTTGCCAACATTTGTGGAAGAATCAATCGAATATGGCGACCGCTTCGATTATGTCGATGGTCCTAGTATCGTGAGCACATTCTTCCGCAAACTTCACGAAACTGTACCTTCAGTCGATATTAAAGATGATCAAGTCTATATTCTTTCACTTCTCTAAAAATCACGAGACTCTCTCCAAGTCAAGTGTAGAACACAAAGTTAAATCTTGGCTCCTTAAATGGATGTCAATCCTTTTCTCAACTGGTTGTTGAAACCTGGTGTCGGAAAGAAAGGAGAAACGTATTACATTCCTGATCTAACAGTTCTTCCACAAATTTACGACCACTTTGGCGCCACAGAGGAACAGTTTGCTACCCTCAAATTAAGAGACGAGTTAATTGATCTGTGGTCAAAATCGAAGATCAGACAGAATGGTTTCAAGATTGTAGATGGTAGAATTGAGGGTGCTCGCATGGTGGGAGAACCGAGAGCTTACAGAGAATTTCGCGTTCAGTACGTGAAAGGATTCGTCTGCACGCCAGACTTGAAGACTCGTCTGGTGAAAACATTCAAAGAAATCAACAAGAAATCTCTTGGTAGTGCAACAAAGAAAACTCCCCAGAAGACTATAGGTAACGACAATAATCCATTCAACGAACTTGACTATCAGTATCTACCTGATATGAGCTATGTTCCGGAATTGTATGCAGAACTGGGTGTCAAATCATTCGGGCAAACAGGACTCACCACTCTAGACTATGCGCAAGCTTTCGAAGAAACCAATCCGAAAGACTTTAGCAAGACTATTCTTGACACAAAGGGAACCAAACTTTACTTAAGCAAGTTTCCTCGCTCTGTTGTCAAACGTCTTGCGGTCAGAGTTGCCAATCTGCAAAAAGCAGATAGCTATCCAACTCGCATGACCAAGGATGTTCATCATTTGATCGCTGGTTCGGAGCTAACTGGAAAAGACTTGATTGCTTTTTGCATCGCTCATCGTAACATCAATAAGTTCTGTAATGATGCTCTTTTCATACGACACTTGGTAGACGAATTTGGAATCGACTGGAAACTCGAACAGCATGGCTACAAAACTCCTCGAGAACTCTACGTTCAGTTACACAAAGAACACATTGAAGTCGTCCAGGATCCGAACGATCCTGAGGATTGGCTGCGTGCCATCGTGGTGAAAGAAGGGGAATTACCGTTCCGACACAAAGTTTCATATTTGCTTCCGCGCAGAAAAATCACAGTTCCTGTGATAGCATTCATTTTTCCGCTCTCACCACTTCTTTCATTTCTCTACTATCCCAAATCAGATGAATTCGAAGATAGTAGAGAGATTCAAGGCATCATAGGAACAATCAGATTGCATCAATTTTGCAAACAATACTACGATTATTTCAGAACAAATCTTTTCAGCTTTGCCGTAGACCGGTCATTAATGACCGGTCGCTACCTACCTCACAGAGATCCTGTCACGAGGTTTGTAGGAAGGGGAATCTATGCAACAGCAGTGGAAACCGATGGCTTGGCCTGGTATGGAGACATGATGGGTCCAGATGCGCCACTCTATTTGAAGAAAGTTGAGATTCTGAAGAAATAACTACGCGGTCTTCTAGAGACCTTGTAATTTGTTTTCACTCGATGTCCAAATCTTCGTCTGGACGGAATGTTTTCGCGCGAGGTTGCTTGGGAATGTCATCTTCGGATCTCTCTGTGTAAAGAACTGTCAACTTCTTGCCGATGTACTTGTCTCCATTCTGATAGAGCTCGCGTTGATATTCCAGTGTTCCCATCTGAGCACAACCAAAAGTGGCATCAGTCTTATCATTCCGGAGCAACCAGACTACGCAACCAGCTCGATCACCAGTTGCTTCCTCGAACCCAATCACTTCGAATTCACCATCTTCTACAGGTTTCATTTTCACCATGTCCACATGACGCGTGTTCTTGTTTTTGGGATACATGTGAGTAGGACGACGCAATACCAGTCCCTCAAATCCCTGCCCCAGAGAACGAGCATACTGTTCATAGCAATGAGATGGATCAACAGCTACAAATGTTGGCACCACGAAGATGTTCGCATAGTCGCCACCAAGACAAAGCTTGCTTTGCGACATTCCGCCTCTTTTGGCCGATCCCTTGGGAGACTCCTTGCCGTCTCCAATTTGATTCATGTCAGTCCCAAACTCGAGGAGAAAGTCTCGCACTTTGCGCATGATTTCTGCTCTCTCACCGAAGGACTTGTCGTAGTCGATGATGTCGAACCAAGCGAAACAAAGCTGCTCATCGTCTTTGCTCTTGTTGACTGTGCGAGAAGCAATTGCGTGAGATCGCTGGTGGAAGGTATCCTTGGGATTCCAGATTTCACCATCGATGCCGAACTTGTAGAGATTGTAGTGGTTCTGATCGGTCTCTCCAGACATCACATAGTTGATGATCTGAAAGAGCGCTTCTAGCTGCGTCCTGATGTGATCTTTGAACTGCAATTCTTGGCAAGTCCTGCTGTACAACTTGAGCGTATCGTCTGTGTACCATGCTGTGACACGATTCCCGTCGACTTTGTATTGCGTAATCCAAATCAATTCGGGAGAACAGTCTTTGTCAGCTTCTCGCATGTCCTTCCAGCTCAAACAGAGTGCCGGCCACTTACGATAATCGTTGTGCATCTCGAGCCACTCTTCTGCATTGCATGTGGGAATCGTAGCGGAAGGATAGTAAGAGTCCTTTCTGATCTTCTCATCCCAACACTGTTTGGCATAGATTTGTGCTTGAATGGTAGCATCAGGTTGGCGAGCATTGGCCTTGATCAACTTGGGCTCGGTTTGCCTAATTTTGCCTCTCTTGCCGCTATTATTCCAGACATCGCCAAACTCGGTCAAGTAAGTATCATCTTTGGAGCCACAACGCCAAAAACGCAGCTTTCCCTTGGCATCAAACTTGTAGAGATCTTCTAGCCAATCAACCGGATGCATCAAAGAGTCCAAACGGGTCGCACGCTTATTGTTTTTCTTCTAATTTGATCGAAATGTAAAATCTCTAAATCATTTGTAGGTTTCGCTAAATGAGTGGCACTCGAATCGATTTAGATGCTACTCGTAACCGACAAGACTTCGAAAAGGCAAAAATAGTGATTCAAGATGGTGATAAAACCGATGAACCACGTGCTCCATCCAGTACGAGAGACTCTGGATCAGCCAAAGTGGAAATTCTTGCTGGAGAACAGAAGCGAGGATCTGGAACGGCAATCATTGTAAATGAGGAGGGCGGAATTCCTAACACTATGTTATCGGCAACTGGGGCACCACCTTCTTCAACACGTTTGATTGCCGATGCAATCAAAGAGAGTATCAAAAGTGCTCGCAAATCATCAACTCGTGTGGTAAAAGAATTTGTTCCACCTTCTGATGAACACAGGTTGCCACGATTGCCTCGCAATGAGAACAATAAGCCTCCCGAACCTTCCGCCAACGAGAAGAGTGGCAAAGAGAAAGTCGTTGAAGAAGAAGGTGAGATAGACATGATGCCAAAAACAGATGCAGAAAAGCATAACTATTGGAAGACCAGGATGCAGATTCTCAAGTCCAAATTCCCTGACGTCACAATTCCCAAGAATTGTGGAGACCTGAATTGGTCAGAACTCAGAAAGATTTATTACGTCGAGATGGACCGAGTTTCCATCACCAAGAATGTCGAAATGTACAAAATGGCAATGGTCGTCATGTTCTTCGTACTGGAATATGCCGGCACAACCTACTTGAAGATCGATGTGAAGGGATTTAGTGTTCACTCAATGCGATCACTTCATCGCTACGAACGTCTTCTCATTGAGTTGGGCGAGAAGAATTACTCTTCTTTCGCAGATAACTGGCCAGTAGAATTTCGTTTGGGAGGAATGGTGCTCGTTAGTGCTGTTATTTACTGTATTGCCAAGTATATTTTCAAGCTGACTGGACAAGATATGTCAGATGATTTCTTCGACTTGTTTCAGAATTTGGGAACAGCCAGTGTGGAAGCAGATTTACCACCAGGAGTAGGAATGGATGCTGCCATGGAAGGTGCCAAAGGTGCTGACGGAGGAGCTCAAGGTTTGGGTGGCATGTTGAGTGGACTGATGGGTGCTTTGGGTGGCCAGGGAGGAGGCGGATTGGGCAATATCTTTGCCAGCATGATGGGAGGTGGTGGTGGTCAAGCTGCTGCTCCAAGTAATCAACCTCCTGCGAAAGAAGGTAGCCGCATTCGTCCTCCCACTTACCGCAAGAAGAAGAAAACTACTCCCGACAAATAATTACAAAGCTCGAACAAGCTTTGTAATCACATGAACTTTTTGAGTTTCATACTGAACTCATCTTCAGGAACACCAAACTGACGGCGAACTTCAACATCTTGTTGCAAACTTTGTTTGAGATCAAGGACGATCTCTTTGCCGCTCCGAAATTCGAGCGAAACGTAGTCTTTTTGCCCATTCAGAGCATCCAAAATAGAGTCTCGCATGTTTTGGAGCGTGGAAATCTTCACTCCGTTCAACTTTTTGATGCATTCAGTTGGATTGATGCTTTCGCAAGTCGTGATATCAGTGAGAGGAAACATTTTGGTAATAATGACTCGGGGTCTGTAGCGTTTCTTGAAGTCCTGAAATTCGCAGATGTACTTGGTTCCTCCCAAAGCCTCAATGATGTTGGCACTCATAGGAATCCAAATAGCGCCAGCAAACAACAAGTAGTCAAGTTTGTCGAAAGGAGGATAGAGTTTGACAACAGCCTGACTATCGATGGTGCGAAAAGGTCCTACAGTTGTTCCAATGTCGCCAGCAGAAGGTCTCATCACTTCGAGAGTCAGATGAGTACCAGAAGGTATCGTATCCATCATTTCTTGGAGACATACTTTTCGCTTCAAAGTGAAATCCGTCTCGCCTTCTTGCTTGGTACCAATGTTTTCCACAAGGTGAATCGTATCTGTGAGAGAAATGGAAATCATGGTGTCTGCTCTTTTCTTACTAATGTGTGACTTGCGCTCCGTCATGTATGTTTGAACATCGAATGAAGCTTTGTGCTTATACGGATCGGCATAAGCAATGCTTTGCAAAATATCGCCAGGTTTCAAGTCTTCGAAAGGACATCCTGGCAAAACATCTTTGATCCTGAGGCCGTGCTGATCGCTTGGATCGGTGAATCCAGCAGCAATAAAATGATGAACTGTCACTCGTTGAAAAGTGACACCCAGAGTAGTCGGAACAACAATTTTGCGGAGTGGTCTCTCGACCTGTTCTCCAGTATCATGAGCAAAAAGCTCCCTCAAAACGCTCAAAACGACCCTCGTAGGAATGGCATAGTTGGAATTCTGGGCGACGGCAGCACCCATTCCAGCAGAATTGATGCCTACTACCTTTCCGTCAGACGTAATGAGCGGTCCCCCGCTATTTCCCGGGTTGAGAGCAGCATCAATCTGGATGAAACTCTGAGAGCCCGTTCCGTCTTCCGAATCCGGTGCTTCATATCCTGAAGCAACTCCTCGAGTGAAGATAATTCTCTCGCGACCGAAAGGATATCCAACAGTCATTACAGTCTGCATAGGCACCAGTTTGTGATCATCTGTAAACTTCATTGACTCAAATTGTCCCAGAAGATGAAGATCATCGGCATGAACTTTGAGAAGTGCAACGTCCTTACTTGGACATGACGCAATGAGATCTGCTCGTAAATTCTGGTTGTCTGCCTGTTCTACTCTCAAGTAACATCTAATCATGCCAGACACAACGTGCGCATTTGTCAACACATGTCCTTCCTCACTGATGAGAAAACCAGATCCTCTCGCTTCTTGAGTTTGGGGAGACAAATATGGCTCAATGATATTGAAACTACCTTTGACAACAAAAATCTGAACTACTGAGTTGCGCAATCTTTCTTGCACTTTGCCCCACGAAGCTTCCCCTCCCAGCATTTAGCACGTTTTCGAAAAAGTTTACTCTTTCGTTGCATCTTTTTGCATGCCTTAAAGAGAGATCATTTGTCTCTAAAATGGCGGAGACTTGGAAACCTAAAGTTCTTTGCTTGGGAGCAGGCGGGATCAAAGGTTTGGACGAGTTGGGTGCCATTTGGTGGTTTTGGTTGAACGGCAATCTTTCCGATGTTGATACCTATATTGGATCCAGCATTGGGGGAATTATTGGTGCTCTGATGGCCATGGGTTGGTCACCACCGAATATTTTAGAGTACGCCATCGATACTTCTCTTTTTAACGACATCAGTGAAATACAATTCACTCAAGTAATTCAAGAATTCGGCCTCATGTCGAATTCCACTTTTGATGATGCTTTGAGCAAAAGACTTGGCGACATGGTTATCAAAAAGTTGGGCAAAATCCCCACACTACAAGAATTCCATCGTCTGACCGGAAAGAGAGTCATCTTTACTGTCGTTTCTCTCAAAGAAGAGAAAGCACTTTATATTGACCATTTATCTCATCCTGATATGAGCTTGATGACAGCTCTCCGCTCGACATCGAATACTCCACTCATTTTCGGCAAGTTGGAACATCAGAAAGACTACCTAGTTGATGGAGCCATTATTGATCCATTTCCGGTCAGATTATTGGACGATGGTCATACGCCAATTTTAGCCATCGGTGTCAAAGATCAACGCGCATGGAAGTATCAAAAGATGACCGCCATCGGTTACTACGAGAGAATCACCTCTCTTCCTCTCAGAGAATTAACAGATTTTGCTATTGCGAACGCCAGTGATCAATGCTACTGTATCCTCGTTCCGGTTCAAGATGATGCAGGAATGCTTCAAATGGGATCACGCGAATCTCGTCTCCAGAAGTTTCTCTCTGGTTATCGCTATACGGACAAATATGTTTCCGGACACCCTTTTCAACAATCTCCGATCCATATGAAAACAGGAGAAGCTCCTTTGGCTCCTTCTGCTATCAAAGCTTGCTTCAAGTCGCATGCCGCCAAGATGATCATCAGATGTATGAAAGAGAATCCTGCCCTTTTCCAAGAATGTTTGAAAGAAGCTGGTGTCGAGACTATTGAAAAGGATGATACTTCCCGTGAGATGGTACCCGAAGTTCATCATTTTGTAGCGAAGTTCGACGAAGACGATGATATCATCGAGTTACCTCGCATGCCCTACTTTAATCCTCAAAGAATGCCAACTCAAGGAATAGTCGTAAGTTTGAACCTTGATCCAACCATTCTAGACGAAATTTTCCACATGATGATGGGATCAGTACGCCAAATCTACTCGCTCGGATCTGAGGAAAAAAGATTTCTTTCTCCAGGTTCAAAGTTTTGATCAAAAAGGTTGGCGACAAGTTCGCTTCGATTTGTGATATCGAAAGAAAACAGAAAGCGTGAAAAATCTCCGTAAAAAGTAGAATTGTCGAATAAAGCAAGATGAGTGGCAAGCCGGTTTTCGTTTTCTTCAAGATGTTCAACTGCGGACATTGTACTCAGTTCGCAGAGATGCCTACCGCAGAGAAGTCTCCTTGGGCAGAACTTTTGCGAGACTCGGAGCTTCAAAACAGCGTAGACTTTGTACGCTACGATTTTGGAGTCGAAACGAAAAGCGGTCAGACAGTCAGACATAAGCTTCCAGAGCAATACTCGTTTGTCAACTATGGCCCCTACTTTTACTTGCACAATCCCAACAGCGTTGATAACGGTATAGAATTCACTCCTGCCGAATCTCAGAAGTACGGAAGGACTGCCCAAGGACTCAAGAATTGGGTCAAAGATAACCTTCGCAAAGATCCCAAACTGACTGCAGCAAGTCGTGTCCCTGTTGCTATCGTACCAGCACCACAACAGAAGTCTCCCCCAGTTCCCCAGACGAGGCTGCCGGCTGGTCCTACTTCGAGTGGCTTTCTGAATCAAAAGCCTGACCTACACCGAGTAGCACAACCTCCCCCCACTCCGGCTCCCCTTGCGCCTCAACCAGCTAGAGAAGTCAGGAATTCGCGCCGAGCCATCAGAGTTTCAACTGCTGAAGCGACAGCTCCTATGGCTATTCGTGCCCGCAACTATCGCCGTCGTCGTTGAACAATTCGGCCATCATTAGGATGGTAGAATGAGTCTTTCTTTCTCCGCACAGAGTTCGAAAAAGATGAGTTCTCTCGTCGACATCTTGCGTAAAAGCATTAAGCCGGGAGATGTTCCCACAGATGAACGCAAAAGAATTCTCGCAGCATCTCTCAATAAGCTGGGACCGAGAGAGGCAAAAAGCGTCTTCAGTGTCATCAGATCGTACAAACTTAGTTATGACACCGTAAGGCGAGTAGGAGATTCAGAGAGTGAAATACCTTACTACGGCGTTGATACAGATGAAGGAATCGAAATGAGACTTGGTCCTATGCCAGATGAATTGGTCCTTTTATTGGAAAGGTTGTTACTCGAGTAGAACTGAATTTTGCCTATAATATTCTTGACACCTGTCGTGTCTAGAATTTCTCAAATGGCTTGACCATCGATGTGGGTAATGTCGCTATACGGAGCGCGCTTTCTTTCAGTTCCATCAATGAGAAGAACTTCTGTCAGACTTCGAGCTCCTGCCACTTCATACTCTTTGTTGTCGTTGAGAGTAACCTTCACGACTGCTGTTGGATCTTTCTTGAGTTCCATAATACGAAGACGAACCTCGCCATCAGGAGGAGCGATTTTCTGATCACTACCTTCGTGGCCGAAAATCTTACGAGCATATTCAGCATAGCGATCTCCCATTTCACACAATTCGGTCGCCACTAGAGTACAAAAACTCTCTACCAGAATCATGATGACCTCGAATTGTGTTGTACAAGGCATTCCGAAGATCTCATGCTTGCCCTTACGAGTGCCTCCCATTTTGCTCAAAATTGCTTTGGACAATGTGAGCGTACAAAGAATTCCACTGATGTCTGCAGCTGCTAGTGGCGCAGAGCTGTCCTCAGTCCACTTCATCTCGATTTTCAGACGATCTTCACGTATGGCTTTGCTGAGTTCTCCTCCGAAGATTCCTACATTGTATGCTTCAAATAGATCAGACAATATACTATCCTTGAATTCAATCAGAGAGCCTCTCATCAGGTATCCATTGAAGCGATGCATAATGATATCGCGACTTGGTTGCGGCAGTTCGCGATCGATGAATTTGCAGATTGGTGCTGGTTGATCAATCGCGACGTCCACATCTTCTTCAATAATGATGGCTTTGGTTGGGTCACGAGCATCTCCTCGAGGAGATGCAATTTTGGGTACGCCATATTCTTGCTCCAAGTCGGGACTTGGTTCTTCAATGGCGAGAGTTCCTTTTTCCTCTGCAGATGTACTTTCGTCCGCGGCTGCTTGAATGAAGACTTTCTCATCTTCAGGGGAAATAGTAGCGACAATATCTGCCGGCTCGGTACAAACAGCATCGGAACAAGTTTGTAGCCTCACTGTTTCATCTCCCGCTTTCACAGTGAGAACTATACCTGATCTCTCGCCTTTTGGACTTGATGCTTCGAAAGCGACAGACTCTACGATTCCTCCAACAAGATTTGCATTTGGTTCTGCACGAAAGAATGCACCTTTCACCTCGGCAATTTCCATGCTTAGTTCAATATCTGGATCACGAGCTTCATCTCCCGCTTCTGGACGAATGTCGAACTTGATGCTGGAATCAGTTTGTTCCGTGATTATGGAACCAGTCAAATTATCGGAAAGGATCATGAGATTATCTTCTTGATCTTCCACTTCTTTTTCCGCTTTGTTCAAGTTGATCATTCTACCCAAGATACTAGTGACCCTCTCAGGATATTCAAGTCCGAAAAGTACCATGTCCGCATAGACGCGAGAATATTCTTCTAACAGGCGAAGATCATATTTGCCTACCCTCTCCATAATAAAGTTGATCCGCATAGAATATCGAACTTTGCGTTCGCCAGATTCTCTGACGAGTGCCAGCAAGTTTCCTCGATGAAAAAACGCATAGTGTTCTTCCATTTTCTTACAGGGTTTAAAAAATAACTATCCAAAGTAAAAGAATCATTTCATGGACAAGAAAACTACTGTCCATGTGGCAGCAGAAGCCGCAGTTTTGACAGCCCTTACGCTTTACCTCGTGAATCGAGTAGCGGCACTGGAGCAAAGAGTTACGACGCTCGAAAAGGAAATCATCGTGGTCGCCAAAAAGGAAGCCAAAGTGGAACAAACTCACGGAACGGCTCTGCGTTCACTTTTAGAGGGAGGAATTAGACGCGCGGCTACAACAGAAGTTCCCCCTCCTCACGTTCATTCGCATCCTCACGTTCACAATCATCCGCCTCAAGTATCTCACTCACACGTTCAAAAGAAGGTTACATTCGGTGATGATCCAGAAGAAGTGGACGAGGAACTCATGGAGCAAGAATTTGGTGATTCCGAGCAAGAAGAATCTTCTGAGTCACCACCGACGCGCAAAAAGTCCAGCAGTAAGAGCAAAGGCAGAACCAGAATTAAGGTAACAAGCGCTCCTCCTCGCAGAGGCCAAAAAGGTAAGGACATGGATGATGTCAAGGCGAAAGCAGCGGCAATGCAGAAAGCTGCAGAAGGTGATAACTAGAAATTCAATGCATTTTGATGCAAAGAATCGTAAAACTTGCCGGTGATAACGAGATTCAGCAAGTTTTACAAACATCTTACCTAAAATGGTAGCAGCGGCGGTGGTAGTTTTACTCGTCATTGTTGTGATAGCAGTCATTCTCTTTGTGGTGACACTCGCTCTCTTCATCGCTACTTCCAATGATTTAGGAAGTGGTACTAACAAAACGTCTCTTCTAGCAGCGGGAACAATGATTGGTATTGCGATTCCTATCATTGTGGTGGCAGCAATCTTTGGCGTCTTATACTTCACTAGCCTAGCAAAAGGTCAACGCAAAGCAGGCTATCTTTGGTTGTTCATAATTCTTTCCGTTGTGGCAGGATTATTGGTCATTATTTCTTCCATCATTGGATTCTTTGTTGCGAACGGACTGACAGACTATACGCAACAACGAAATCTTCGTGCTGCTGGAGCAATGGGCTTAATCGGATCGCTTTTCTTTGTGATTGCTTTCATTATTCTCGTGGTGATTAGACGAGGAGCAATTCCGACAGACCAAAGGAAGAAATACGTGAAAAGCGGCAAGACAGAAAAGAAGTCTTACTTGAATACTCACCAGAACGAAACTGGCAGGGAGACAAAGACTGCAACTGTTGTTGAACATGCTGGTAGTTCAGATCATTAGCAACCGGATGAAATCAAGTCAATACCTTAAGCTTTACAAACTAAGTCCTCTTGGACCGCGTTTTGATAATAAATCGTCTTCTCACTGATTTCCCTGCACGATTTGCACTTTGAACTCCTTCTTGTCTTCGGGTGCTGGCAACCTGTTTTCCACAACCGGTTCGGTCGGTTTCTTCTCTCCGGGAGGTGAATGTGGCTCGTCCTGAGGAACAAAATCGGGCAGACTCAACTTGGGTCCCTCGAATTTCTCTCCGGCAGCCTCCAGGGCGGCACTCATTTCCTTGCGAGCGAGAGACTCTGGTTGCTCAAACCCGACTACAAAGACTTCCTGAATCGATCGTCGAATCTTGAAGACGCTGTCAGAAATGAAAACGTCCCCCACAACGATCGTGTACTTGCATTTCATTGCGAGTTTCCTCTTGAAAAGATCGAGAGCCTCGAAGCTGTAGTCACTCTCCTTCACAGTACCGGCCTTAATGGCATCACGAACTGCACGACTTAAGACTCGAACATCGACATACTTGGTGAAAACTTTGTTGGGCGTCTCGGGATGCTTGGGGCCACACTGGATCATATTCCCGTAGACCAAAGGTTCGATCGTCATGTCGACTTCCTTGGTTGGCTTCCCGTCAGCTCCCTTCTTCTTCGGTCGGTGGAGAAGAGGCTTGTACTTCTTGTATTTCAAAACCTTGAGCAACTCTTCGACAGACTCGCAATCCTTCACGTATTCAGGCATGTTCTTGTCACCTCGATGCTTCAGGACACCCTCCAAGATGGCAGTATCAGCAGCAGCCAACATCTCGACAGACTCCTTCGTCTCGAGATGAAAACCTTGCGTCAACTGGCCTGGCTTCTTGCTGTTCTCCGAGATTTTCGTCCCGGTAACACTATCGAGGCTGCAAAAGGTGAACTTGTCGGTGCCATAACTGATGGCCAACGTGACGTAATCATGTTCGCCGGAAGCTTTGACGGGGGCTGTGACTGTCGTCAGCTTGGACTGAAAGATCTTCGAATGAAATGCCATCTTGATAGTTGTTTTTCTACTCAATGAAAGAAAAATTTGTTCCTCAATTGTGCGCACAATGATTTTTCTGGGATCATCAATCCGCGAATTTCCTGTTCAAATTCCATCGAAATCCCAGTTGCCCTTAATGCTGGGATCATCTTTTTGCTTCTCTCTGATGCGATCACAGATTTTCTTCATGAATCTATTGTGTTCGCGAGCGGCGTCGGGCGTGGTGAGTGAAATGAAGTACTCCGGTTTGGCATCAAATCCTTCCATCGTGAGACAAGCTTGTAGTACAAACCAAGCGTATAAAAAATTGTTGCGACCTTCGGCAACTCTGAGATCCATGTATTCTTTCTCTATGAGTTCGTGCCGTTTGATACAGTTTTGACGATAAGATTGAATCTCAGGGAGAGAAGTACCAATCAAAACGTTCGAAATCAGGTTGATCGACTTGTAATAATCATTGAGTTTATTCTTCTTGAGGATGCGCAAGATATCTCCCTTCGTCAAATCCGTTTCGCTAATTCCATGTCTCTCACAATGATTCGTAATGATTTGATAAACTTCGGGCGGAATTGGTTTCTTTCTGCGCCCCTGACATTCATCAAAATAGTCTTCAAATGTATCGGATCGATAGTAATCTGATTTTCCTCCTCCGACAGTAAAATTGATAGCTTCCTTTGCTCCAAATTCGTGTCCGCAGCCTGAACACTTTGAGATTCCCACCATGACCGTCATTCCGCATTTACATTTGCCCATATTTACGTGTTGAGAGGTGATACAAATCTTTTCAGTAAGACACATCGCCAATCGCAAGAATTCTGAAACAACTGTTTGAAACTCTCTGTAATTATCTTGGGGAATAGATTGCTCAGGACTTCCTACTACTCTGTCTGTGACTGGTGGTACCAACTTGCGGAAATTCTCCAACAACAAGGTGCCATAATCGAAGTATTCTTTGAATTGATCTATTTTTTCGACAAGTATGGTCTCCTCTGTTTGCAACTGTTTCCTCTGGAGACGAGCCAGAATAGTTTCCTCGATTGTCTCGTGTTGATGCGAAACTAGCTTCATCGTGGCTTCCCTTTTCGATTCTATTTGCTCTATCAAGCTTTCGAAGATTGCTCGAACATGTTTGTCCACTCTTTCCAAATCAGGAATACCATCTAAGTCTATACTGATGACATCGTTTTGCCTCAAGGCAACTGCACCTTTGGCCCTAACTGCTGGAGCATTCGTCGCAAAATCATCCTTTTTCTTTGTTATACCGAAATCGCCCAAACCGTACGTCTTCTTTGTGGCCATTTACTTGAAAAAGTTTTGTTTTAGTCGGCAGACTTTCGTTAAGAAAGTTTTTCTCTCTGGCAGTCTAAATGAAGACCAAAGGTTTGATACAAACTTTGGTCCTGGTTGTCGTCATCGTAGTACTGATTTTGGTAGTCTTTTTTCTACGATCTTCGTATTCTCGCAATTCCAACGATTTTGGTACTTGGAGTGGCTACAGTCAAACAGTTTGCCTCAACAATGGACAAGGCTGTTTGGTCGCCGGTACAGCAACACAGTATCGTACCTGTACGCCAAATCAGGCGACCGGATTTGGTTGCTTAGATAGCAACGGCGATCAAACCTTCCTGCCTGAAAGCAAGACAATTCCATGTACGCCATCATGTTATTCAGCTACATGGCAGCCAGGAACCACGACAGGATGTAAAGTCTACACTGATGCAAGTGCCACAACTGTTGCAGGCAACCAAAGTTGCACCAATTCTGGACAGTTTTCTTTCTCTAAGGAAACTCAGATTTGTCAAGCATTTGATGCTACCGGTTCAAATGCTTGCATCTATCCAGATGGATCTCAAGCTTCTCTAGGTAATATCAAAACAACTGTGACACCATGTTCATCCATTCCGCCGTGCTTTCCAGGTACTTGGTTGCCTTGCTCTTCTGCGGGCTTTTTTAGCGGAGATTGTGGCGGCACTGCGACTCAATGTGGTGAATTAATCGCAGCAGCAATTCCAGCAACATGCTTGGTGGGCAATGTACCAGTCCCTACGTCCAACTGTGATCCCATCGATGATCCCGGGCCGTGCAACGGATCTTGTTTTAACTATCCTTGCACTACTTATCCTGCCGGCTTCTCTAACATTGCGAGCTACCTTGGTACTTTCATGGAGATCTTCCAGGGAGTCAATGCGATTGAACCAGTTTGGAATCACGTTTTGATCAACTGTTCTCTCAATCCGGTTGCTACAACTATTTCTAGTAGCACGGTAACAATCACGACGCCTGCTCCTCATGGAATTCCGACTGGTAATTCGGTTATGGTGGCAGGTTCATCAAGTGTAGGAGGAATTGCTGCCACGAACATCAATGGCTTGCAGAAAATCACATCGGTCACTCCAACGACATTGTCATTTGTAGCTGCTACTAATGCTACCTCTACGTCAGTAGGTGGAGGTTCCAGTGTTACACTCGAGCAGGATCCCCAGACTGCAGCAATGAACAATCAAGATGTCTTGACATTGTATGGGCCGATTACCACCCATTTCGCCAATAACGGCCTCGGCACCAGAGTACGATTTACACCCATTCCGTCTCAAGCGGAGGTTCCCAATGGTGCTTTCTATTTTACCGCCTGTCTTCCTTACAGTGGTCAAGCAGGTATTGCTTCCTGGACGGGATCAGCTTTCGCCATTTCGCCTCTCCCAACTTTAACAATGGGACAAACATTCGATAACGTCATTCCGCGTCCCGATATGTTCAAATTTACGCAGGCTTCAGAACCACAAATCTTGAAGCATTATGTTCCTCCAGTTCCCACACTAACTGATCTCTTCTGTGGCGGAATTCCATGCTTAACCACGAAGAAATGCACCAAGGCGATCTCTGGAATAGGCGACGTGTGCACTTAATTTGAATCAAAAAGTCTCAACTTCTTGTTTCCTCAGAAAGGACCTCGATGTGGGGCTACTCTAGATCTGAGTTGATATCACTCGTCATCGTCGTGATCATCTCTCTGATTGTCTTTGTTGCAATTCTTCTGCAAGCACAGAATTGGTACTACCATGGAGGATCGGATCATACCACGAGTGCCACATTGCCTCCCTGGCTGATGTCCATTTTGTTCGGCATCTTGATCGGTATTTTAGGCTACGGAGGTTTTATCATTCTGACATCAAATTCTGGAGACAAGAGAGGTGAAATGGTCGCACTTTGGGTTGGTTCTCTGGTCGCACTTCTTGCTGCTTCAACAGCTTTCTTCGAGCGAGATCTCCCAGTGGAAGCAGCCTATGTTTTCATGGTCTTCATCGCGTTGCATGCTTCACTTGCCTACAAATTTCGTTTCATCTCTCTGCCAGCTTTTTTCTCGTACTTGGTGGCAGCTGCTGGAGCAGTCTATGTTCTCCTCGCGATCCTAACGTACATTCCATAAAGTTTCACTACGAGTTTTGACTCGTTGCGATAATTTTGTCCAAACTATGTTCGCCACGAAAGTCAAAACATTTCGATAATCTACGAGATCTTTTCGCCTCACCAATGCTAGAAGAGCTGTAGTTGCTTCTTGACACTTTTCGAAAGCTTTCTGATTTTCTCTCTAGCATGAAAATTGGATCTCCCCCAAAATGCATGTCGCTATTTCTTTTGACAGATATCTTTTCAAGTCCTCTTCTGCCACTCCATGAGAACTGAATTTCTCTCAAACGAAATTCATTGCGATTACCTCCTTCCGAAAACAGTTCCAATACTTTCGCAACTCCTGAGACGTCGAGCTTCACACTACTTTGGTCACTCGAGAGTTCGCTGCCAAATTTTGATAGGGTCGCAAGTATGTCACGTGCCAATCTTTTACAACATTCGTATTCGTATTCAGCTTTCAAATCCGCATTCGAGTAGATTATTTTTCTGACCTCATAGCGGTGACAAAAATTGGCCAAAGCTTTCCACGAGTATATGATGAGAGTGTGAATTCCTGATGGAATTTTGTGTTCCTCTTCGAGAAGTGCAGAGAGAATCATTTTTATTGAATTGTGATAAAAATAGAGTTAACAATTTTCCCGTCTTTTATCACAAAAGATGAAAGCCACGTTGGCCAAAAAACAAGCAACACTCGAAAGAGAAATCAATATGATCAGACAAGAACTCGTTAAGATGCAGCTAGAAGAAGGATCATTAGGTTCAGTCCTCGAGATGGCTTTGGGATTGCGATCGAGGGGACAAATCGATGCTGAAATCGAACTACTTTCGTCTTTCTTGAAGCCGCCACTGGAAGCTCTCTTGAAGCTCGAAGATAGAAGTAAAATTTATACACTCTTGGCAGACGCCCATGATTTTCTTGAGGAATTCAAAGAAGCACTCGATTATGTCGTTCTGGAAGCAGAATGTACTGCAGAACTGTATGGCAAACAATCCGAAAACTACGCTTTGGTGCTTGAGAAAATCGTGTTGTCGCAACATAGTTGCAACCTGTACGTCGAATCTCGTCTTTTTCTGACTGAAGCCATTTCTATCTGGGAGAAGCTTCACAAGACGAATCACGTTAATTTCTACAGGTTGCTATTTCTTTCCGGCAGTGTGGAAATGAAAGCAGAGCATTATTTTCTCGCCATCGGATACTACACCAGGGCAAAAGCGGGACTCCAAAAGTCTGATTCAGATTTCTACTCAACTCTTCTCGTTTGTATGGATCTTTGTCATCGCAGTTTGAATCAATGGAATGAAGCATACGAAGTTTGCTTGGAGAAGATCGCTTGGCCGTGGCCTGAGAAATGCGAGAGGATTCGTTCTTTGATTGATATGTATACCCTCTATGTTTGTCTCAAGCAATACGAACTGGCAGAACAAATCTTGGGAACCGCTTTTACATTGAATTTAGAAAGCGGAGAGTCTCCAGAAAGATTTGACATGACGACCAAACTTTACACAGTACAAATAATGAAATCTATGCCTCACCGTGAAAAAATTGAGGTGGGACATGATCATCGCATGTGCAATGTCTGCAGGAAAATCTTTGCCGGGATGGAAGCTTGCGGAGGTTGCTACAAAGTTTGGTATTGCGGAGAGAAATGTCAGTTGGAACATTGGTCCGTCCACAAGTCTGATTGCACTGTTTGCTTCAATTGCGAACAGGTAATCGATCGTGATGCAAAATTTCTTCGTTGTTCAACTTGCAAAAGTACAAAGTATTGCAGTCGGGAATGTCAGAAAGCAGACTGGAAAGAGCACAAAAAGACGTGCAAATAAAAACACAACGAGTTTTAACTCGAAGTGATCAAACTATCCAAACTTGGAGTCCGCAACTAGACCAAACCATGTTGATAACAATGCTAAAAACATCACGATTCAAGTTGAGAACTTTATTTTTCCTCATTCCTAGGAGAGCGACGACAGCTTTCTGACACTTCCGAAAGGCCTTCTTGTTGCGATGCAATGCTGCCTGAACTGCAAGCACCTCAGCTTTGTAATTCAAGCATTCCGGATTGATAACTTGAGGAGGATACAAACCTACGTCCTGAAAGAAAGTCATCTTGCGTAGACTGAAATTGTCCTTCAAGAGTCCCGGATAGTCGCGACTATACCAATCAGCTCGCCTTTCACATCCTTTACTAGTGTCGGATATCCTGTAGATCACACTGCTTGCTCTCGACCATTCTACAAAAGTAGTCATAAATGATCTAAACTGACGAGTATCAATTTCGACTCTCTTGAGGTAATGAATGGGAACGAATTTGTCATCATTCTGGTTATCTCCTGCGAGTAAATCGAAGCAACGCTGATCGAATGAAACGATGTTAGGCAAAAAGACCAGAATCTTGACTCGATGTTTGTTCAGCAATTTGGCCAAACCAATCTGGTGCCGAAATTTCCACCTATCATCACGAAGCCAGTCTACTATGAGAGTGTCCACGAAGCCATAACATTCTGGTTTCGTGACGAGATCGAAAAGAGTTGTCATTTGAATTCACAACGAATCAAAATTCGTTGTAATCATTCTGTCCAGACTTTAGTTCCTCTCGTTTCCCAAATCATGGTTGTAATCATTTTGATCATGTCGCGATTCACTATCTTTTGCTTTTTGCATAAACCTGAGACAATCACGATTGCGCTCTTGCAATTCTCCCATCCGATCACATTGTATTCCATCCAGCGAGCACATTCATCGAAAGTCGAGCGAGCTTCATGTGTGAGACGAATGTTGCTGGCATGCTTATCAATATGAACGGGAATGTACGAAAGCTTTGGTCCCCACTTCTCGCTGAAAAACTTGATTCTCTGAATGCTACAATTGTGATCAAAAACTTTGCTCCTTTCTCTCCGCAACGAGATATATATGCGTTCAATCGTGGAGTAGTCAACTTGAGGCATGCAGTTACCATACCATGAAAGCTCTCTGATTCTCGAATGGGTGATCAAATCTGTCAAAACAAAATGCCATTGATCGCGAAACGAATGTATTTTTCTCAAGTGAGGTAGAAATGGAAGTTCCGGAGTGGCAAAAGCTGGCAAGATAAGTGTCCAGGCGAGTGAAATTACACCGAACATATCTTTTTTCGTCTCGAAGATGATCTTCTTGATCTTCAGGAGATTGCAAAGATTGAGAAAACCATTCTTACAATCATCCACCCACGATGATTCATCCCATTCTTTCACTATCAGAGTATCATACGATGCATATGGAGGTTCCAAATAGATAGCATCTTCCAAACAAATTGTAACCATTTTGTCTACAAATGGACAAAATTTTAGAAGATCATTTGTTTCGAATAGTGGAAACAACTAGAAATAAAATGACTTCAACAATTTCGATAAAGATGGGTCAAAACTCGAAACAAGCATGGATGCCAATATTGCTCCCCAGTTTGTTCACTGGAAGCAAGTCATTCCTGAAGCAGACTTGATCTTCACTCGGTTGCGAGATGAGGTCCAGTGGAATGAAATTGTATGGAGACGAGGACGCAAGTTGCCTCGTCTCTGTGCTCGTTCTGTGCAACAAACGGAGGTAGGAGCGTTGCTTGCCGAGTGGCTCGTTATGTTCTTCCGAGTTGGTTACGGAGTGGTTGTCAACATTTCTGACATTTTCGGCAACCATTATCGCACCGGAAACGACTGGCTTCCCCACCACCGCGATCAATACGATGACCTCCATGTCGTCTCCCTCAGTTTTGGCGCCACGAGGAAATTCTCTTTGACGCCAAGTTTGCAGAAAGGTGTCAAAGCGGTCGCAGAATCGGTTCCGCACTCGTTTGATCTCTCTGCGGGAGACATTTTCATCTTCGATCCGACTACCAATCATCACTACACGCACGGAA